TCCAGATACATCTGCATCTACTTCTGCATTTGTCTTATATAATTTTGGATTAACATTGAATACTGATTTCTTTGCAACAAAGAATTTACCATCACTAGGATCTGTACCAGCAAAGATTGCAGGCGCACCATCCCATTTGACTGTCATATTGACTGATGATCTTGAAGAACCAGATAACATATCCCTTAGTGATTGAACAAAGTTGATTGCAGCTCTACCACCAGGCACACCAAAGTTTAGAATTTCATCTTCGATATGTTCTAGATGTAAATTCTTACCAGCCTTATCTTCAGTTAAAAAATTACTAAATTTAATCATTAGAAATTTACCTTTGGATTACCACCTGACACATCCATTTTCACCCCTAATAACTCTTGAACTTTATCTATACCAGATACTAATAAATTTTTGAATTTATTCCAAATAAAAAATAACATTTTTTTAAGTATATTTTTTAAAAAATTAATTCCACTCTTTACTCCAGATTTTACTTTGTCAAATAATCCTTCATTAATACATTCTGTTTGAGCATAATCATATGCTTCTTTAAATATACCTTTAGTAGCTGTCCAAGCACCCTTACCTGTACCAGCAGTTTTAAATGATATGTTAAATGAAGTTTGTGAAGCAACATAATCAACATATTTTTCATCTATTTTTACATAGTTAGATTTACCCTTTTCATCAAATTTTAAAATATAGTTTGCTTTTGGAAGAGGTTCTTTAAATTTTTGATTACCTGTCATAGCTTCACGAACAACCTCTCTATTAACTTCTTTTGTACTAAGAAGTTCTGATAATGCATTAGTAAGTTCTTTTTGGCCAATCAATCTATCTTTTACAAAATTTGTTAAATCATCATCAACTCCATTTTTAATTGCAGTTTTAAAATCATTAATTCTTTTTCCTGCTGGTAATTTAAACTTTACAAATTCTTTTTCTATTTTGTTTGTTAAAGATTTCCAAGATTCATCAAGTTTTTTAGATTTTATATTAGAAGGTAAATTATCATATGCAGCTGCAAGAGTAGCAAGAGTTTCAGCTTTTCCACCAGACATTAATTGTGAACCACCATATTTTTTTAAACTAATATGTTGATTACCAATATACATATCTGTTTTTGGAGTTCTTGTGGTTGCACCAGCTGATTTTCCTGTAGTTTTAATAAAGTAAGAATCCCATTTAGGATTCAATGTTGCACTATCTGAACCAAAGTGTTTCATAGTTCCTGTAGTGTTAAGAAATGAATTTTTAACAATTTCATTACCAACATCTAACCATTCGTCATACAAAGGTTTCCAGTTAGTTTCAGCTGAAGAAATTGATTGTTCTTTAGTTTGATTTAAAGATTTCATATTATATGCAACACATATAATATTTTCAAATTCAGCACCTTTTGGTACTTTTGCTTCTGATAAAGTTTTTTTATTAGACTCACAGATAGGTTGGAGTTGACGATAAAAATTTCTAGCCATGTTACACAGTTTCCATTTATACAAAAAGTTTATACTATTTATATAACATGATTATTCTACTGTGTCAACACTATCCTTTAAAAAATCTGGAATAGTACTATTTCCAAAAGGTCTAATCCTAGATATTTCTTTTGCAACTCTGTCTGCTTCTGTTTTAGAACGAAATGTTCTGACAACATCATTAGTTGGGTATTCAACTACATTCCAACCAGTACCATTTTCTTGTATAAAATATTCCACTTTTCTATACCTTGATGTCTGTGAATTTGTCATAGGTCTTACTCTTCCCAAGACCCAATCCGAAAGTTTTGTTATCAGAGTTCTCTTGTCCACTGTCTACTATATCCTTTTGTGCTTCTTGTTCACAATCATATAATTTCATTCTGGCTCTGTCTATACCAAGAATGAATCTTTTATTCATACTAGGATCATTATATCTATTCTTCAATTGTTTCACCATTATTTGATTTAAATCTTCTAGTTCCTCTGTAGAAATGAGTGCAAACATAAGGTCAGCCGTAGCAGGCAAACCAAAACTTTCTGATGTATCTTCCAACCCAATGTCGCTTGACGAAAATCCACTTCTAGTAGTTTGTGTCGCTGACATAATAGGAACAATATTTTCAACTGCAAGGCCCCTAAGTTCTTCTGCAATCGCTTTGATATAAAAGTAAGAACCAACATTTGCGTTTCCCTTAAATCTTGATGATGCACATATATTCAAATAATCAATAAAAATAATATCTGGTTTAAATGACTTCTTGAGTGCAAGTTCTTTTATCAAACTACGAAAGTGTCCAGTATGGGCAGACGCAGTTGGATATTCTTTGATAATTAACTTTCCATTGGTCTTTTTTTGTATTTTTGAAAGACGATCAGTAAACATTTTCTTAGGTAATTCATGCAATTCATCCATAGTTATATTCATTAGATTCGCATCAATTCTTTCTGCAATACGTTCTTCTGCCATCTCCATTGTTATGTACAAAACATTTTTACCTTGCATAAGTGTAGACGCAGCCATGTGACACATGAACAACGATTTACCCACACCAGTTCCAGCAAGTGCAATGTTTAGTGTTTTTTGTGGTAGTCCACCCTTAGTTATTTTGTTAAAATAATCAAGGTCAAACTCCATCCTTTCCTCTTTTTTATGGTAGAACTCAAATCGTTCTTTACCATTTTCGACATAATCATGTCCTACATTTTGGTCAAATGCAACTGCAAGTGCTTCTGTTAGAATACTTGGAATTGCTTCAGCAGTATGTTGTTTATCTTTTCCATCAATGATTTGTATACCACTAATGATTGCATTATATACTGCCTTGTCTTTACAAAACTTTTCTGTCGTATCAACTAGCCATTGCATATCAACATCATGTTTGTTTAGAGTTTCTATAATCTCTAATACTTTATTAAACTGTTCTTGGTTTAAATCTTTTCTATTATCTAATTCAATTGATAGTGTTTGTTTAGTAGGAAGATTACCATACTTTTCTATAAACTTATTTATCTCTTCAAATATAACACGATCATGCATATCAGAGTAATACTCTGGTTTTAGAAATGGTAAAACCTTACGTGCATAAGGTTCATTAGATATTAAGTTTGATAATGTTGTTCGTTCAATGTTTTGTTGAATTGACATATTGTAAGCTGTTATCCTCTAGTTGTTTTTCCATGATATCTATAAGTACATCACCAATTAGATTTTTAAATTCTAAATCTTCTTGTAATTCTTTTCCAGATATATCTTTTGAATATATCAGATCATAATGAAATGTCAAGGGCATTTCACCCTTATCAGTTTCTTTCTTTGCGAATTTTACCTTACCATATTTGTATATGATATCTTTATACTTACCAGTTGATTCTAAAAGTTGTATGCCTTGCCATTTATTATTCTCTTCTTCACTGGCTACAAACTTATAACATCTTGATATATCAAGTCTGCTCAGAACTACCATCTACAACTTCCTCAGCTTTATTTCCATACTTAAATTCTTTTGTTGCACACTCGTCTAACTGTTTCATAATATCTTCAGTAAAGAACCTAGTAGGATCATTATTTATTGTCTTACCAAATGTTTTTGAACCATCTGGTAATTCTATTCTTGTAGAAACAGATTTAAATATACCATACTTGAGTGCAAGGTCAAGTAATCCATAGTGTCTATCTAAACCTTTGGTATAGGTTAATCTTACATCAACCATTTTGTTTTCTACTGTAAGTCTTGATTTTGCATTTTTACAATGCACGATACTACCTATGACTTCAGTTCCATCTTTCTCTTTCTTCTTTGAAAGATATACAATAGATGAAGCTGCATACTTTAGTCCAGAACCACCACCCATTTCTTTTGTAGGAAACATAGAACCAACAACATCATAAGTATGATTAGTAACAACCATTGGTACTTTTGCACGACCAAGTTTCAAAGTTAATACACGAAATGCGGCTTTGAGAACTTGTGCTCGTGTCATATCTCTAGTTTCTTTTCCATCAGCAGTATCTTCTACTTCTTTCGTAGTAGATAACATACCAAGTGAATCTAAACATAACATAATAGGTTTTCTATCTGATTCACCTTGTTCTAATAACTTATCTAGTACACGAATAGCTTGTGTTCTAAATTCTTGTACAGTTGTTACAGGAACAATTACCATTCTGTTTGGATCAATACCTCTATCAATTACCATCTGTTTTGTAATTGCAGATTCTGATTCAAAGTATAAAACACCAGCTTCTGGATTTGCATCTAGAAAACTTTTGACCATACCCATGACAAAAAATGTTTTACCTGTTGCACTTTCACCAGCGATTGCAGTTATCTTGTTACTTGGTAATCCACCATAGATACTACCAGACAATAATGCATTAAAGATATAAGAACCAGAGTCAATAAATGAATCTACATCCCCTGCTTCTACACCATCTGAAACTAAAGCTGCATACTCATTACCAGTTGTTTTTACAATCTCTTTTAAAAAATCCATTTATATATCGTCCTTACGTCTATTTTCAGATCTAAACATTGAGAAACCGCCAGGATATCTAGACTCAAGTTTCGCAGTATTAATATCTATTAATTCTTCAATAGTTGTATCTAAAGCCAAACACCCTTGTGCTACATACCACATGATATCACCAAGTTCAGACCTAAGATGTTTAACTACATCATCATCTATTTCTTTACCTTGAAATACTACCTTCTTTACTATATCACTAAATTCACCACTTTCACCAGACAAACCTACACTTGCAGTTAAAAGTCTTGCTGGATTAACTCCTTGTTCTTCAATCCTATCAATTTCGTCTATAAAGTTTTTAGGACTTTTTGAAGCTTGACTCGTTACCTCATTAACGAACTCTTCATAATCTGTTAATAAATCACCTTCCATTAGAATCTCCAAATATTGTATTATGGGTTTTGTTTACTTTAACAAATGTTGTACACTTTGTCAAGTGTTTTATTTGTTTTGCACCAACATAAGTACAAGTAGATCTCAATCCACCAAGTATATGTTGTATGGTATCTTTAATAGGGCCTTTGTAAGGTATCATAACTTCTTTACCTTCACTTGCACGATAATCTTTTAACCCACCAAAATGTTTATCATTTGCAATCGTAGAACTCATTCCATAAAAATGAATCATTTGTCTTTTTTCAGTTTTTCTATGTGCTTCTTGACCTTCAACAAATAAAGGTGAACTCTTTTCGCCATTACCTTTTACTTGACTAGTAATATGTTCTGTAGAAATTATTTCTCCACCACCTTCATCATGTCCAGCTAACATACCCCCTAACATAACAAAATCTGCACCACCACCAAATGCTTTTGCAATATCACCACTTGTAGTACAACCACCATCTGCAATTATCTGACCACCTAACCCATGAGCGGCATCTGCACATTCTATAATTGCAGATAGTTGTGGATAACCAATTCCAGTATGAACTCTTGTTGTACAAACAGAACCAGGCCCTATACCAACCTTTATTATATCTGCACCATTTAATACTAGTTCTTGTGTCATATCGGCAGTTACAACATTACCAGCAATAATGACTAGTTCTGGATGATTAACTCTTATATTATATATAAAGTTACTAAACATTTCTGTGTAACCATTTGCAACATCAACACACAAATATTTTATTTTACCATCAGTAAGTTCATAAACATCTCTGAACTTTAGATATTCTTCTTCAGTTGCACCAATACACATTGCAACGTGTTCGGTTCTCATTGGATATATATCAAATGCATCTTGTCCTAATACATCTGCATCAAAATATTCAACTAATTCATTTGTATTATATGTTTTAACCAAACAACTAAACATTCTTTCTGAAGCTAAAATATCTGCAATCTCCATAGTACCTACACCATCCATATTAGATGCAATGATAGGTATTCCATAAAAACGTCTATCATGTCCTTTAGCATTTCTAAAGTCCATAGATCTGAATAAATTTACTTCTTTTCTTGATTTAAGAGTTGATCTTTTTGGTCTGATTAATACATCAGAAAAATCTAGTTTGGTATCTTCTTCTATAATCATTTTTACCTCATATTGTATATGTAATATTCTTTTTTATTAATTACAGTAGTATATATACCATCTATAGTTCTAAGATAATTTCTATATCTGCTAAACTCTATTTGTTTACCCCAACCAAGCCAATCTCTTATTTGTTTAGTGGAAACTTGTTTGTTCTTTTTTACATAATTTACTATGTCATTTTTTCTTTCACCTTCTTTGATAATTTTACAATTATCAAGTTGTTCTTGTAACATATTATTAAATGGTTTAATTCTATTATTCCAACTATGAACTTTTGAACAATGGTCTAAAGCAAATTGTGATTGTTTATTTCTAAAATCATTGTCATCTAACATTTTATTTAACAAATCTAACGATTGTGAAAAATCAGAAAAACCTATTTCCATTTTGTCACCAAATAGTTCACTTGTTTCTTTTCCTATTTCAAATACATAAGGAACACCATTACATAAACCATCTTGTGATGACATAGCCCAACGAGTTCCAGCATGAAAACCAACTCTACATTCAGAAAGTTTTTTCATATATTCATCTCTACTATCTGGGCCTTCAGTATCAAAATATGATTTATAATCTTCACCCAATTCGTGATTTAAATGTTTAAATGCATTTGCAGTTAACATAGAACAAAAAACTTTAAAGTCTTGTCTTTGAGATCTTAATTTTTTAATTACCTTTAAAAAAGGTTTCCAACCTCTATAATCATTTGGTCTATGATTAAATACTATTATTTTATCAGTATTAGTGTTTACTGTTTTAGATATTCTATCATCTTCTATACCAAGATATAAAGGTATCATAATATTTTTGAGTTTGTCAATTGTTTTTTGAGAGTAATGTTCTTCTGCTTCTTCTAATATTGCATCAATTTGTGTTTGTGTATTTAATCCACATTTTTTTACTTGTAACATTCCAGTAATATTATTATGATACATTGAAGTAGTAAGGCCAGGATTAAATTCTTTGGATTCAATCCAGTGAGAATAACAAACTATAGGAATATCTGTTCCATATAAATTAACTATATGGTTTCTAATATTTGATGCTTGTTCTGGTAGATGTGTCCATATTATATCTACTTCTGTTTTTCTAGTATCTAAAAATTGATTCCATGTAAAAACATCATAGTGACAACGCATAGTATTTGGAAAACTTGGTATCTTTATAATATGTTGTTGTGTATTTTCAAAATCTAATCTTTTTGTATAACTAGTTATTGGAATATGAAAAAATAAATCATCTCTTATTTTATTTAAAGATTTAATTACATTTTCCATAACCAATACATAAGAATCTTTATCTAAATTAGAAGCACACGTTACATTTGGTGCAACTAATATTTGATATATAGATTTACTCACTTTTGATAAATCAACATCATCATCTAAAAATTGTTGTAAACTCAATTTCTACCTCACAATGTCAATTTTATTCATAGTATCTTTGTTCCAAACCTCAAGTTCTTTACGAACTCTACCATCTGCAACAATATTATTATATCGTTTAGTTGCAAGTTTTTTCCACCATGTAATTACATTTTCAAGTTCAAACCTATCATAATTTTCTGCTTTTGTTAAGGTATTTGTTTTACCAAGTAATACATCTCTTGCATTTTCATATCCATATGTTGACATATAAAATCTTTTATTGGTTGTAACATCACTTGCCTTTGCAATTTCATTAGAAAAAAGTTCAAAGGCTTTAGTGTCATGTTCTTTAAGTGAAGATTTAATTATACCGACCATTTTAGTTTGCATCTTTAACTTTCTACTAGATGCACCTTTATGTATAAGTTCTTCACCACCATTCTTTTCAGTAAACCAATCTTTTAGTTCTGGATATATTTCTTCACCAAGTGTTAGTAAAAACTTGGACTCAGTATCACCCTTGTATCTTAAATACGGACGCATACCATCATACATAGATGTACCCTTGATATTACCATATAAAGATGTAGTTTCAAACAAACAAAACTCTGTATCATATTTGTTATTCAACATTCTACGAGTTGCATGGGAACAACAAATAGCTGCAAGTAGTTTACCACCCAAACAATTAAAACCAAATGGTTGTACAGGAACAATATTAAATCCCATAATTGCACGTTTGTTAAATATGTCAAGATCTGGAACACCACCAAGATAATCATTTCTTGGTTTAGAATTTATAAGAGGTGAACCATAACGAATAAATCCAGCTACAGTATTTGTATTTGTTTCCTTAACAACTACCTTTAATGTTTTGCCAGGATTTTCGTCTGGACTAAATGATGCAGTTTTTTCAAGTAAAGTATCAAATAACTTTGTAGGTATTTGTACCACTTCAAAATTCATATCTTCTGGATGCATATCAAAGTTTTGAAATAAGTCATCTTCCAAAGCCATGCCTGGTAATGGTGATGGTATATCTTTTACTCTTTCAATCTTTCTTGCACGAAAATAATCATCAATACGATTGAAGTCTTTGAAATAATTCATCAACTTTTGTGCTACATAAATTGCATCTTTACGTTCTAATATCAACTAAAGAAATCCTCAAGTGTGGTTTGCTTTCCATAAGAACGATCAATGTTCCAACCAATCTGATCCATAATAAAAGTCAGAGGTTCAACAAAGGCCTTCTCATACTGCATATCATAATCTAAATATTTGTGAATGTCAAGTTCTTTTGGTAATTTTGTAAAAAAAGATATAACATTAGATGACATAGGATTTGGTGTTCTTATGTTTATAAATTTAATCTTATCACCTTCTTGTATTAGAGGATATTTGTTTGTAAGTTTCTTTTGTCGTAGGAAGTGATTATATAATATTGCCCCTTTAGCATGGATTGGACAGCCCTTTTTAAATATTGCATGACCACTACTCCATTTACTCAAACCATTTACTGATCTTGGAAATGCAATCTCTTCTGGTGGAAGTTTCATAAACTCTTCACGAAACTCTTGAATAAAATCGTTTACATCTTTTTCAGTTCCACTCATAATAATCTTAACTGCTTCTCTCATCTTCTCACGACAAGGTGCAGGCGTAGATGACTTGACCATCTCCTGGCCCATAACTTTAAGTTGTGGTTCTTGATAACGAACACCCTCAACATCCCATGCGTTTAGAATATATCTTTTCTTTGCTGTCCAGATACCCTTGTCTGCAATCACTTCTCTTTTCATTTGCATCTTTTGGTCATATGCATTTACATAATCTGCAAGTTCTTGATAGGACTTTTCAATAAATGGTTCTATCTTTTCACTTGCAATCTTGTCTAGAAAGTTTACAATCCTCTGTGTATCACTACAGCCTTTGAATACATGATTTACGATCTCATCAAATCTGATATAAACAGAATCTGTATCTGATGCAATTACATAATCTTTATCTTTTGTTTTGAGAACATTATTGATGTACTCGTTTAGTTTTCTTTCGATCCATCTGATACTCAATTGACCAGAAGTTGTAATACCCTCTGCAATCATAAGTTCATAGTATCTAAACCATTCGTTACCAATCGCACCATAAGCAGAGTTTAGAGAAATCTTACGAGCCATCTGAATATTATTGAACCTAGATATATCTTTTAGATACTTTGGATCTTTTGTATCTTCATACTTTTGTTTTGCATCTAACATTTTCTTTTTGTAGATAGTACGATCATTATACATATCTTGCATCATCTTTGCAAGAAACCCTTGTTTATCTTTTCTGAACATTGCACCATTTGGAGTCAATGCATAGTTAGTTCCTTTGAAAGAATCCAAACCAGTTTTCTTTTTAACTAAATCATCAATAGGAGTTTTACCTAGATTGACAGTTTTGTTCACTAGTGTTTCTGGTGATATATTATACTGCATAATTAGATGTGGGTACAAACTGTTTAGGTCAAAAGATAATACCCATTTATGTTGTCCTACTTGAGGCTCTTTCACATATGCACCAATATACTTTTCAGACTTATTCTTTGTTGATGTTTTCTGTGGTATAACAATATTACTCTTACGTAAATGATTGTATATAAGAATATCCCAATACTTAACAGAGGTAAATGAATCAGACATATTAACTTTAGCCTCATATGTCATAGTCAATATAAGATCAATCAATTTCATCTTATCATCAATACGATCAACAAGTTCAACGTCTTGAATATTATAGTCTAAGAATGATTGATAATCTTTTGTATACCAATCACGAAATGTTTCGTATGGGTTTTCATCTTTACGTTCACCTAGTTCAACAAATGCAATATGATCTAGTCTGTATGACTCTTGTGCAGAATAAGTAAACTTACGATATAGTTGTAAATAATCTATCTCTTCAACACCAACAATATCATACACTTGATCTTTCTTACCAAAACCACTATTGACTAATCTGGAACTCACAATACCCCAAGGCGAAAGTTTACGAACTGCATCTTCACCAAGTATAGTATTAATACGATTACATATATATGGAATATCAAAAAACTCTGTGTTCCAACCAGTAATTATATCTGGATAGTCATGTTCCCACCAATTCAAAAATTGTGTAAGAAGTTCTCTTTCGTTTTGACAACGAATATACTTTACATCTTTTCTGTCATTATGATACTCATGTAAACCCCAAACAATAATCTTGCCAGTATCATGTTTCTTTATAGTAATAGACAACATTGGTTCTGCAGCTTGATCTGCATTTGGGAATCCATTCTCACACTCAACCTCAATATCAATCGTTACAATTCTAAGTAGAGATGTATCGTACTGTATTTGATTAGGATATGTTTCGGATATGTATGAATATGGAAACTGTGTCATACCACAAACTAAATGTGGTTGACTTTCATACAGCTGTACAAATTCTTTTGCTTCTTTGATTGTAAGAAACTTCATTGGATTGACATTACGACCATCCAATGTTTTCCAATTAGTTTCTTTTGTTACAGGAACAAATAGTGTAGGTTCATACTTTACTTTGAAGTTTGAACGAACACCATTCTCAACTGCACGAACTAGTAGATTGTTACCCCATTGAGCAACATGAGTATAAAATTTCATAATATAGTTATATCACTTTTTAGTGTAATTGTCAATCCATATCTTCAAATAAATTTTGTTGTGTAGATTCATCTACAAAATACTTATCTAACATTTCTATTTGATCATGGTATCTTGCAACTACATCAAGTTCTTTTTCTATCTCTTCAAGAACATCTGCATTTCCCTCACCACCAATTCCAGCTGCATTTCTAAAGTAGACTTCAACATTCATAGCGTGTTTTGCTATATGACCTTTTGCATGGTCTTTCATAGCTTTAATCATCTTATCTCTAAATTTCATAACGACTCCTAATCTAGTTTTTTCTTCCCTATATTATACTTTGTTTCCAATGTCCATTCATGTTTTTCTTTAAAAGAAATAACTTTGATTTGTGACAATGGTGCTTTTGGTTCACTATCACCAATTATTTCAACCAAACCCCAATCACTTAAAAGAGATGCAATAGAGTTTCGTCTAGATACATCATTCTCTGAAATGTTTGTACCTTTACCATCAAGTGCAAATAGTTCTTTAAAATGCACTATAAAATATCTACCTTGTTTGTGAAGTATATGACATGATTGATATAGTTTTCTCTCTTTACGAGATGCAACACCAATCCTAGATAATGTTTCACGAACCTTTAGAAAGTCATCTGGTTCTTTTAGTTTTACTTCTAGCATCTTATCTTGATGCCATTCAATATTGTTCATTTTCTTCCACCTTTACTCAAACTATTCTTGATAGTTTTTATCTGGTCATTACTAAGTATCTGAAGAGCAACTTTAGCCTTTTCATTACTATAACCATAATATTCTTTTATAAACTCCAAGTCTTTTATTTTACTACCTCGTACCCAAGGCGCAAACCTATTTTTAGGTCTAATAGTATTTAGTAAAAAATCATATTGTAGTTTATTTTCAAGGTGATGACGCATATTGATTTCATTCACAAACATAATTGTATCATTAAAGGGTGCAATACACTTATTAATGATATAAGGTGAATACTTCTTTTCCCACATAGGATCATCTGAATCCATCAGATTTTCCTTTGTTTGATTAATACTTTTTAGATACTCTTTAAGTTCATAACTCATTCTTTTATACCCATACGTTCCAAGTATTGTGGATATAAATCTGGATTTCCAGTGCCGCCAGTACCATCTGCTCCAAAATTACATCTTGCAACAATCAATAGAAACAGTATACTTCCATAAGCTATATATTTACTAAATTTAATAAATCCAACATACGCTTCTTCTGCTTGTTTCTGTGCAACTTCTTTTACATCATTACTCATTTGAACCTCACTTGTGACATTATCTCAATCATAAATGCAAGCATATTAATCTCTTGATCTGCAACAAAGGCTGACTTGTAAGAATAATCTGCAACTGCAAGAACCATATGTGGAACTGTATTGGGATCAATTTCATCATATAATGTATCATAAACTTTTCGATACATTCTTGATGGATCATTATCCAGATTATTTGCAACCCATTTACGTATGGATTTAAAATCTTTATCTTTTAGAAAAGATACCAGATCTCTCATGTTTGTTTCTGATATGTTTACTAGAATACCAGAATCAATTGTTCCAGATGCAGAATATCTTTGTAGTTCATTTAGAACTCTTCTCCAATCTGGAAAATATTTTTCAACAACACCAGCAACAGCCTTTGGTTCAAACTGAACATTCTCTTGTGTCAGAATAGTAGTAACTCTTTTAAAGAACTCATTAGCAAGTATTGGTTTTTGAGATTTTGGAATACGAAATTCGATTCCAGAACATCTACTGTGTAGTGGTTCTATAATACGATTCTTAAAGTTACAAGTAAGAATAAATCCACAATTTTTATGAAACTCTTCTATAAACCCACGTAAAGCAGGTTGAGTTGATTGTGGATTTAGATAGTCAGCCTCATCTAGAATTACGAACTTTCTTTTACCATCCATAGAAACAGTTGAGGCAAAGTTTTTGATTTTATTCCTAAGAACATCAATACCAGACTCTTCAGAACCATTTATCATCATGTAGGTTGCATCTAGTTCTTTCAACATTGCTTTTGCAATTGTTGTTTTCCCTACACCAGGCCCACCAGACAATAGTAAATTGGGAACATGACCCTCATTTACAAATGTTTGAAAAGTTGTTTTAAGATCATCTGTAAGAATACAATCACTTATCTTGGATGGACGATACTTCTCCACCCACAAAATCACATCATTCATTATATACTCCTAAACTTAAAATAAACTAACAGTAACAGTTACTAATGTCAATACAATAATTGCAACTAACAATAGTATAACTGGAAATTTATTAAGCATTAGGAGGCCTCAAGGGCGATAAAATATTCTACATCTTTCGATATGTTTTTGAAATGTGATATTCCTTTGTTGGAAACTTGTACGTTATAGTCACCACTTAGAAGTTTTAGATTTTCAACTTTGAAAAAGTGTGAAAAAGTACTTGATGAATTTTCACCAACCTTCATACTAAAATCATTTGATGTATCATTCTTTCGATCTGTTACAACAAGATTAACATCACCACCAGCAGTACCTTTTACTTCAACATCTGGTGTACCAAGAACAGCTGATGCTTTCATAATTTGATTAAAAGTATCTTGTGTAAATGTAAACTCAACATCTACAGAAGGCATAGTTATATCTGTCTTTGGTGATGTAACAATAGATGGATCACTAAAGAAATAGTTAAGAGAACTTCCACCACCCTCTTCATCTAACTTTACACTTTTATCTGAAAAGTTAAGTGATGGTTTTTTAAATAAAGAAAGTGCAGATAAAAATTCATTCAAATCATATATCGCAAATTCATTTTGAAACGTGTCTGGTATTGTTGCTTTTGCAACAATGTTTTTCATTGCAGACATTGTTCCAATCACATTACCACTATTAACCATTAGATTTTGATTAATAGAGGAGAAGTTCTTTAAAACTTCTTTTGTATCATTACTAAGATTCATGTTCACTCCTTATATTTGTCATGATTATAGATTGCCATTATACCATAATGTACTATTTTAAACAAGTCATTTCTATTTCGTCCTTGTTTTTTTCCATATCGTTGTGCGTATTTCATCACATTTCCGATACAAAAACCTTCGCCATGGCCGCTGTCCATGATAAACTCTGATGCCTGAAATTTATTTTGGGAATAATGAGCTTCATATGTTTTATCTACATATGTTTTTAATTCATTAAGAATTTGTTCTTCATTATAACAATATTGTGGTTTTTTCATAATATAAATCTCTCCATTTTCACATACTATAACATAAAAAAGTGCCTCTGTCAAGAGGCACTTTCAGATAACAATTACTTGATATCAATTAAACGAGGTTTCTTTTCCTCTGGTATTACTCTTTCTAATTTAATAGAAAGCATACCATCTTTTAATGAACCACCATTTACAACAATATCATCTGCAAGAGTAAATTTTCTTGTAAAGTTTCTTGTTGCAATACCACGATAAAGTTTATCATCTTCATCTTTTGATTCTTTAATAGATTTAATTGATAAGACGCCTTCTGCAATTTCTACCTCAATATCATCTTTACTATATCCAGCCAAGGCCATTTCAATAGTAAAGTTGTAGTCACCATCTTTTATAATATTGTAAGGTGGAAAACCTGTTGATTCTGCTTGATGATTTGCATAATCCCACAATCTATCAAATTGTCGGTCAAATCCAACTGCATAAGGTGTTAAGTGATTTACGTCAAACGCTTGAAGTGCGTTTCTAAAAGTGCTTAAGTTTGTCATTGCTATCTCCTTTATTAAGCAAGATTAATGCGATAGACCTATAAAGCATCTATCACTATTATTTATATAGGGATTAACTTAGAAAAGTCAACCCCTATACAAAACTTTTTTTAATTATCTAAATAGAATAACTTAGCAGTTTGGATTGAAGAAACATACTTATCCTTAAATATTGAAACTGCCTTCTTGTGCATATTAGTACCAGGCAAAACAACATTAATAGTATTTGCCTCCAATACTTCATTTTTTTCTTCATCAGTTAATGTTTTCATGTAATTTGAAAGGTCGTACTCGTACTTGTTTGCAAACTCATCTTTATCAATTCCAGTGTTTAACCTCACTAACCTCCCTAAAGTTTGAATTGCAAATTCAGTAATTGCCTCTCCTAAAGAATTTTTCTTATTTTGAGGCTTGAATGAAAACAAAGTCTTTAAAGTAAAGATGTTCATACCCATCTTTCCTTTCTGAACAACAATAACAATCTTTAAGGGGTCATTATTATCATTCAACTTCTTCTTAATTTCATCTTCATCTAACTTCTGAAAAGAATCATTTATTGAATAAACTCCAGTTTCATTCTTTTCGCCAGTCATTAATGCAATTACCATTTCATCTTCACCGACTAAAGATTGTGAATGTAGAGCATTTTTAGTAATATGCAATACATAAGATTTATCATAGCCAGTTGATGCATTGTAATTACCAACAGAAACCATCATAGTCTTTTTAATCTTGGTAGGTGCAAGAAAAGTTTTAGTAATCGTATCTTCATATAATGAGTTGATATGAAACTTATCAGTTGAAAAATTATAATCGTAAAAAATCTCCTCGCCAAAGTAAGCAACCTTAGGCAACATAACCTTTTTAGAAGGCAACTCATTGATAACTTCAAATGTCATATTACCAATAGTTTTAACATTCCCAAACTGTTCTGCATTAGGAGTTGCAGTTAAACCAAAGATATAAGGTGAATGGAAAGACAAAACATCTAAATTTTTAAACATAGTTGCTTCATAGGTAGTATTTGAAGAACCATTTACATCCTTATAATTATTTACATCAGAAACTAACCAAGTATGAGCCTCATCAATAAAAATTGAAAAGATCTTACCAGAGTTCTTTAAATAATTAATAAACTCCTTACCCTTTTCAGAAACAATAAATGCTTGATGTGTGGTCAATAAAACAACTTTCATACCAAGTTCAGCATCATGAAGTGCCTGCTTAACATTATCAACAACTGATACCCCCAAAACCTTGAAAGCAATCTTTTTAAAATCATCCTTATCTAAAATTTCTGTAGTAGGAACTGAAACAACAAAGATATCAACATTTTTTTCTTTTGCAAGATAGGGAATAAAAACCTTTGCAGTAGAATAAGTCTTACCTTGGCCAGTAACACCAGTTAAAATCTTCATCACACCAGTTGTATGAACAAAATCTTTATCATTGACCTTATTCATAAAAGGAGAAATCAAATAATCATTTGCATTCTTCTTATATTCATTCATATTAACAACATTTTCTATCATAACGAATCACTTTCTTTTAACTATACTATAATTATAGATGTTTTCATAACAAATGTCAAGTATTATTTTTAAAAAAGTGGGGGATTTCTCCCCCATTATTTTAAACTTTTTCTGCGTACTCAAGAGCCTTATCTAGAGCCTTTAGTTTAACTTTTCTGTTTCTACCATACCATGCAGAGGTTAACCTACCATCAGTACTTCTACCTTGTAAGTGATCTGTCATATGAGTTACAGAATTAAATGCCTGCCACCATGAACCTTCTGCAAAATTAGCACCAGGCTGTTCTTGTAAATTTTCATGAGCAATTTTTGCATTTCTAGAAGTAAATTCTTTACCATCAACTTTTGTAGGCGAACCAAATACTTCATTGAAGTAGTTTACTACATTATCTGCACTGTATCTTTTAGATCCAAGAAACTCAGCCATTGACTTATACTGTTCCATCTTTTCTCTTGCAATACCCATTTGTTCTTTAACTTCTTCTACATCAAATTCTTTTCTGTGATTAACAGTAACCATATTATCAGAATCTGTAGACAATGATAAAGTTAAAGTATTATTACAAACAACACGAATTGGTGTCATTCTAATATTGATTGCTTTTCCAAACTGATGTGGATTAGTAAACAGAAAGTAATTCTCTGTAACATCACCCTTAAACAACTCAAAAGATTCGTTTGTTTTTGCAAGTGCCCAAACTAACTGACCATCTTTTAGTGATCCTGCTGTGTGCATTTCCATATCACCAGCCATTACATACTCTTGGAAAAAGTCAAATGCGTCAGAGTTTTGAACTGGATTCCAACCAGAACCTACAGTATCTAAAACTTTATTATCAGATGAACGAACTAGTGCTTGTTTATTAGGCACTTTAATACCATTGACAGTAAACATATCTTGTTTTTCAACTGTCCAATCTAGTCCAGCAACTTTTTGGAATTGGTCTGGTGTAATATCAGCTTCTACTTTAGTACCAAGACCATGCCATGGCAATTCACCAACATATGCCATTTGAGCTTTTCCATTTATCATTTCTAATTCATGAGCCATTATCTATATTTTCCTTTATTCAATTGATTATAGAATCACTATATCATGTTCTAATAACATTGTCAATATGTTTTTAAAACTAATTTCAAGAGAAAAATTCCATTAAAGGTGCAGTAACTTTAATTCTTGATTGTGCAATTTCAAAATACTCTTCTTCTTTTTCTATACCGATAAAATCAAAACCCTCATCTTTTGCAGCCATTCCTGTAGAACCACTTCCCATAAAAGGATCAAGAACTGTACCACCTTTTGGTGTAACTAATCGACAAAGATATTTCATCAGTTCGATTGGTTTTACTGTAGGGTGTACATTCTTTCTTTCGGTTGTAGGTTTAGTATCACCACTATCTAGTCCTTTGTTCCTTTCCTCTTTTGATACTTTTGGACAATAGAAATATCTTGATGCAGAACCAGAATCACGATAGTCATGTGTTTCTCTACCATCACTCATACCCCATAATGGTTCACTATTACCACCTCTTTTTGGATTATTGGTATTTCCTATTCTTGCACTAGTAGTTTCTGGAAATATATCTTGCACTACATCACTACCATCATGCATTACATTAGCAGGAAATCTACCAAAATTATTCTCTTTTATTTCTTTTCTTTCAATGGGTCTATCCCTATCTTGTCCAAAACTTAATTTGTCTAATCCACCCCTTGCAAGAGCTTCTTTTGCGACATCTCTAAATGATGGATTTGTTGGTGGTCTTTTTACTTCACCCTCTATTCTACATTCATCAATATTAATACCACCAGTTCCATGTTTTAATACATTTTCTGCAATAGATTTTTCTGATATCGGTTTTCTTGCCATTACGATTGGTTCGTGTGCAGGCTTAAGGTGTGTTCCCCAACCATCCCAATCTCTACCATCTTCAGTTTCAAAATCATATTCTTTTGTTTTTTTAGTTCTATAAAAAGTATCAATATCATTTCTGGTATTACCTTCAATTTTTTCTCTTTTTACACCATGCATTTCAGAAGAACTATCTTTTGTTCCATGACGAACTCCTCTATGAATTTTATCTATATTTTTTCCAATATTCATACTTTTTGGAAATCCACTTCCATATATCCACATAATCTGGTCACGAATTTCAAAACCAGCATCTTCTACAGCAACTGCCATTCTATGATACGTTCTACTACCAGAAAATGCAAGCAGATGACCACCTGGCTTTAGAAGTTTATATGCGAGTTCCCAAGTTTCTTGACGAAATGCAATATCTCCACCATCCCATTCTTTACCCATAAAACCTTTTGATGCTCTTGCAAATGCACCATCAGTTCCTTCTTGTGCTGGTGCAGAACCTTCTTTACCAAATCTTTCTACAATAGATGTAAGATGATAGGGTGGGTCTGTAACTACAGAGTCTACTTGTACACCATCATCAATTAATCTTTGCATTTCTTCAATGCAATCTCCATTAAGTAACAACATGACTAAAATTCCTATTCTTTTCAAATTTAATTGTGCTTCTGAATTTATCGTATAATATATCTTGTTTATGAGATATGACAAATACATTCTGGTCACTAAATGTATTCAGTATCTTCAGAAAATCATCTGTACCAGTTGTATCTAATGAACTATCAAATATTTCATCTAGTATAAGTAGATTAGTATTTGTAGAGTTTTTCATCTTTGCAACAGCTCTCCAAGTAAACAATAATGCAAGATCTATTCTCATCTTTTCACCCTCTGAAAATGATGCATAAGAAAATTCATCTCTAAATCTTGACTTGATTGTTTCGTTAAAGTTTTCATCAATATTAAAGTTAACATAAAAATCCATACTAGAAAGATAAGTATTTACCAACTTATTCATAATAGGTAAGTATTGTTTTACAATCTTTGTTTTAATACCACTATCTTGTAGTAACTCTCTTGCAACATCAATATAAAACTTATCTTCTTTAAGTTTCATCTTTTGTTCTTCTATGTGTTCTAATCTACCTTTTAGTTTTGCAAGTTTTTCTTTATCTTCTTCTGATATAGAACTAGAATTATAATCATTAATATCTTTTTGTAACTTCTTATTGAACTTGACTAATTCACTAATACTAGATTTTATCTTTGCAATCTCTACATCATAAGATCTAGCCTCTTCCAGTTTAGATAATATTGTATCCAGTTCACTTTGTTCTTTATTTTCTAATTTAGATATTTCTTCTATTGCTTTTGTTATCTCATCAATCTTATCTTTTCTACTATTGATTTGATTTGTTTTCGTAACATCTGTTATTGTTTGTTCACAAGTAGGACATATATCATTTTGATTAAAAAACTCTATTTGTTTTTCATGGTCAGACTTTTTATTTGTAAGTGCAGCTTCTGTTTTACTAAGTTTCTTTAGTTTATTTTCTATAATATCTTTACCAGATAATTCTAATTGAAAAATTTTAGTATTATAAGTTTCTAAATCCACTTCTTTCATTTTTATAGATTGATTGTTAGTATCAAGTTGTTGTATGTTTTCTGATACAATATTAGATTTACTATCACTTACTTCTGTAATAAATCTTTCCTGTAATCTTATCTTTTCTTTAGTAAGTTCGTGTTCATTATCTACAGTTCTTGATTCTTCGGTCAACTCTTTATTTTTATTCTTCAATAAAAAATTCATCAAAGAGAATATTTTTATATCTAGTATATCTTCTACAACTTCTCTACGAGCCTTTGTTGATAGTTGCATAAATGGAACAAAGGTTGAACTGCCAAGTATAACAACTTGTGTAAAAGATCTATAGTTCAATCCTAGTATTTGTTGTTCTAAATGTTTCTGATAATCTCTTGCATTTGCATCTTGATTAATCATATTATCATCTATATAGACTTCAAACTTAGTAGGTTTGATACCACGAACAACACGAACACTTTTCTTACCGATACTAAATTCTACTTGTACTTCTGTACCACCATTGTTTATAGAATTTACAAGCTGTCCTTTTGATATATTACGAAATGGTTTATTGAATAATCCAAAACATAATGCGTCAAGAATAGTAGATTTACCAGAACCATTCTCCCCAATTATAAGTGTAGAGTGATTTTCGTTTAATGTAATTTCGGTAAAGTTATTACCAGTAGATAGAAAGTTTTTCCATCTGGCCTTTTCAAATGTTATCATAATTCTAAATCACTTGCCTCTACATATAAAGATTTCATCATGTTTGTAAGTCTTGATTTATCTAGATTTACATCAAGTTCATCAATGTATCTTTCTAATAAAGTCATAGTATCTTCTGCATTTTTAACAATTGCATCATCAACATTTGATGCATCTAAATCACTAAAGTCCTCAACTATTTTTACTTCATGGGCTCCAGATGATGATAATACTTTATCAATAAACCTATCAAAATTATACATATCTTTTTTATTGACAACAACAACCTTTACATACTTCTCTGATAAAGTTGATACATCATACTGCATATAATCTGTAGTTGTGTCATCATAATATACTTTTTCAAATATATTATATGGATTAAGTATACGTTCTAATTGTCTTGTTTCAGTATCAAATACATGAAACCCCTTTGGGCATTTGTTATCACTCCAAGTAAGTTGGTATGTAGAACCCAAATAATGTATATGTCCATTGTCAGACTTCTTGTGAAAGTGCCCTGTAAATACTGTATCAAATTTATTGAATAAATTAGATGGGTGTCCAGACTCAGAGAAATGACCATTATGCATTTCAAAACCACTTATCTCTAGATGACCCATAGCAATCTGTGCATTACTTTCATTGATTGCATTCATAGTATCAGAATAGTTTTCTGTATTGATCCAAGGCAGAAACATAATAGGTGTATTATCAAATGTTACTGTCGTAGCTTCTGGATATATCTTTACATTAGGATATCTTCCCTCAACCAACTCTTCAAGTGAATTTACTTCATTAGTATTCTTGTAAAATGTATCGTGATTACCCACCATCATATGAACTGTGAGATTATTATCAACAATAGGTTTCATAAATCTTTCACGAAAATCTTTTGCAATCTTATAAGAAACAAACTTACGTCTGTCCATAATATCACCAAGATGTATAATAGTATCTATTCCACTATCTTTTACATATGGAAAAAATACATCATCCCAAAACTTATAGAAATAATCGTTGAAAAATAAATTGTCGTTCCTTGCGCCGAAATGTGTATCAGTTATTAGCGCTATTTTCATTTATTTCACTATCCTCATTATAAAACTTTTCAAGACCTTTTAATTGTTCTTTCTTTTTCTTGGGTTTGTAAACATCTTCGTTTGGTAGAAAATTCTTTTGTAAATAATCTACATAAGCATTCTGATCCATGTCTGTACCATCAGCCAATATATCTATATTCATATTTTCTATAATCTTATGTTTAACGTGTTGTTGTTTTTTCTCTCTTTGTATTCTACGAATAAATGCATAATAAATGATTTGTGTAAAATATGCAAAAGGGTTTTTTGATTTTTCTGGATTAAAGTTAGACGCATATTGTAGACAGTTTTCTATACCATCAGATATCATTTCATCTCTATATGTATAGTTAATAAAATTAGGTCTGTAGGATAAATGATTTGCAATCTTTAAAAAACATTCTCCAATATAATTTGTAACTGGTGGTTGTGGATCTCCAGTTTCTTCTGCTGATGCACAACTCTTTTTCCAATCTTTCATGGCTATTAAAAATTCTGCGTTATCAACGTAATGTATACTTTTTGCTCTTTTAGGCATAACTCCCCATTCCTTTATCTTTAATAACTAATATAATATAATTATATAAATTTGTCAATAGATAATAAAATTTAAAAAATATGTTGACTTCCTCTTGACAATGAGTTATATTGACTATGCTAGGTATCAGAATCAATGCATAGTATCTGAATAGTCAAAGAAATCTTCATACTCTTCTTCAAGTTCTATTTCATCTAATTCTTCGTCAGTAGGATAAATTAGCTCTTTATCTTCTTTTTTCATTCGTTCTATGCAATAATCATAAAATTTAATTAATCCTACAGAAGCATTTGTTATTGTTAATATTTGTGATTTAGGAACTTCAAAGTTTTCTGTATCCGAAAAATGAATCCACCTATGTAAAGATAAACTTTCTGACATACTACCATCTACAGTAACCTTCGGTCTAGCATGAATCTTCATGGGATGAGCTACAACGATATGTGTCTTATCTGGATTATTAGACACTGCACAAACTATTTCTTCTCCACTTGTGAGTTTTAATATTTTTGCATCTATGCTCATTTTATTTTTATCCTTCTAATTTCATAATCAAATTCTTCTTCATTATAGATATTTATTCGTTCCATAAAGTGTGTTAGTGTATAATTTTTTCTTGTTTTGTAAGTAAAATCATCTGCAATATCAAATAACATTGCAGAGTCTTTAGTTTCACTTTTTCTTAGTCCTCTACCTATAGATTGTAAAGTTCTAATTCTAGACTTACTAGGTGAAGAAAATACAATGTTATGTAAATTTCTAATGTTAATTCCAGTAGAAAAAGTTCCATATGAAGCCACAATAATTGCATCTTTTTGACCTTCTGTTATTGATCTAATTTCTTCTCTTGTTTCTGTATCGGTGCCACCATAAACAAAAAATACTTTTCTATTCGTTTTTTGTTTTATCATATCATAAAGAATAGAACCATGTTTTTCTACTAACTGAAACAATACTAAAGTATTTTTATTTAGATTAAGTGTTAGATCTCTAATAAATTCATTTCTTTTCTGGTGGCCTACGATAAAATCTATTTCATCTTTGTATTTCATATCTTTAACCAGTTTACACTCATATTCTGGATAATATAATATAAGAGATTGTATTGAAAACTTTGCAAGTGTATTTTTATCTATAAGTTCTTTAGTAGATATTATTTTATTTAACTGGCCAAATAATCCTTCTAATACTAGTCTATGAGTTTGCATACCATCTAATGTTCCTGTCAAACCAAATCTGTATTTACATAAATGAAGTTTAGTCATAATTGATGTAAGAGATTTGGATTTAAATAAATGAGCTTCATCTCCAACTACCATACCAAACTGTTCAAAGTATTTTTTGGGAAATTTATATATTGATTGCCATGTAGATATAACGACAGTTTTTGTCACTTGTTTATCATAACCACTATAAATTTTTTGCATAAATGTATCTAACCAACCATAGTCAATAAAGTCGGAATGCATTTGTTCAACTAATGATGTTGTGGGAACAAGTATTAATATTTTATTAGTGGTAGTAGCTTGTAATAATAAACTATAGTATCTTACTAAGACGTAAATAATAAGCGATTTACCAGAAGCAGTAGGACTAAGCAAAAGAGCCCTATGTTTTCCAATTGCGTGAGATATTGCGTTAATTTGATAGTCACGTATCTTGATACTTTTTCCATTAGATCTAAGTCGGAGTCCTCTAATATATCCAAGTAATATTGCTCTGTCAATTTCTTTATCATCTTTTAAATCCTCGTCTACAGAATATTCTTCATTTAAATCTTGTAAATATTTAGTTAAGTATGTTATCAACCCAAGATACAATTCTCCTGTGGCTGGTGAAAATAATCTTATTTTACCATCCCAAATACGATTCCTAAACGCAGGCATAAAACGAGCGCCTGGAACTTCAAAAGTAAAAAAATCAGATATAGTTCTTGCGATACTTGGTTCTGCGTTTACTTTGAGATATACTTCGTTCTTCTTAGATATTTCTATCATTAGATAGTACCATCTACAAACTTTCTCCATTCAATCGCATTTTTAATATCCCAACCTCTACTTTGTATTTGTTTTAATATTCTTTCACATGAGTCCATACAAATCTTATTGTACTCTGTTTTTTGTTTAGCTTTGATAAGTTCTTCATCTGATTCTAAATATATGTGTATATCCTGTTTTAATATTTTGTGATCAAAAGGATTATCACGATATATCTGTGGATCAGCCTTACCACCATAATATTCCCATTTTTTTCTATAAAGAATACGATATTGTGCATCAGACATTAATTGTAGTTGTCTAAAGTTATTATAGATATTTAAATATTTTTGGTGTAGGTTTGCAGTTTTTAAAGATTCATCTCCTAACTCAACGTCATCAATCTTTAAATCTTTTTCTGCCTGTTTTTGCAATTCATCTAATGTCATAATAATCCATTCTAAAAGGCGAGTAGGGTGTAAAACTTACTAGGTTTTATATTATTTCTTACTATTAAGAAACTAGGATTGGTGTTAAAGTTTACCATCTCCTACTCTAATATATTTATAATACTTCAAACTCGTACAAATCAAATTGAAACTGAACATCAGCAGTTATTCCTTCTCCAGTTGCATCTTGTGTATTATATGTTACACCAGATAATGATGATGGATAAAGACCTCTAAAATTAACTCTAATCTTTGGATTGTTTTTATTGGACAGTATATGCATTGTTGCATCACTTGTCAATACTGATGGATTTAAAACTGGTGCATTTCTTACATTAGAAGTTTGCTTAGGAATTACTGGTAATGCACCAGGCTTTGTTTGTATTTCGTTTCTTAAAGCACTATCAAATTGTTCGTTGTCTTTGGGAAATCCTATACCAGTTATCCAATCATGCAATTCACGATAATTTGCTAAATCTTCTTGGACTATAAAAGTTACATTAAGTGTTTCATAAATGAGTGTATCTCCCATAAACGGCACACCTTTGAATCTAGTATTTAATATCGCATCTCCAGACATACTAATGCCTGGAACATTTGCAGATGTTATCGTATACTCAACATTAGGTAATTTTAGAATATCAAACCTAAACTGTGTTGGGTGTGTATAATCTAAAGTACTAGGTTGTCTGTTTAAAGAGTTAAAATTAACTGCCATAATGATCTCCTTCACAAGTATTTATAACGACTTTGTGTTGGCTTTGAGGGAAGGGCTCGAACCTTCACGCAAAAATATTTGCACACAATAAACAGTTGTGCGTGTCTACCAATTCCACCACCTCAAACTATTTAAGCAGCTAACTTAACATTTATTCTGTCCAGTGCAGAAATTATTCTTGTCATACCAATTCCACCGCCAACTCTTGGAATAAAATCATATTTCAAAAATTCATTCAACTCTTTTTGTACTCTATCTTTTCCAAATAGTTTGTATAACAATTCTGCATACTCACCATCTGATATTGTTTCAAATGTATTTCTCATTTGTTCTTTGTCTGTACTTCTTTCAGCAGAACCTATTGTTTCCATACCATTTAAAATTACGTCAATCTTTTTACTGGTAATACCATCCAAATCTTCGTTTCTTGACATATTCCAAAATGGTGAAGTAAACTCTGGAAAGTCTGTAATCATACCCCAATCAATAATTTCTTCGTGTTCATTTTCCAATTCACTTACATTAAATTGGTCACTCCATTGATCATAAGTTTGTATTTCTAATTCTGGAAACCCCATATGTTTACATAATTCTATTTCCATATTTTTAAGATCATTGATATCGCCAGGCATTTCAAATTCAAACATTGGAAATATTGTTTCATGTCTGCCAGGAATTGCATTTGGTTCTTGTCTATAGCTAGTGGAAACACAAAAAAACCCCTTACTAGAGGGGCGTGTTAATAGTTCATGTTCTAACCACATTTGTCCAGTTTGTGGCAGGGGCCATATATTCCCCATGTAATTATATGTTGCGACATTTTCTGGATCTTCGCAAGCCGCTAATATTGATAGTCGATTTTGTGTATGTACTTCTTCAAAACCTTTGGATAAAAAAAATGACCTCAAAAGGCCAACTGCGTGTGTAAATTTCTTAGGTGATATAAGTTGTGTCATAATTTCCTCTTTTGTTTAAAAAAAGGGGGATAAAAATCCCCCTAAAGTTATTATAGTATTTTTTACTACATGAGATTACATTAAGTTTGTTACCTGTACTCTTCTGTAGTATGTGTTTGCGTTTGCAGTAAGAGCACCACCACCAGCAGTTGCACCTTCAGCGAATGGGTTTGCTGTCATTCCATATCTGGTTTTGAAACCGATTTTTGGTTGAAATGATTGCTCACCTACTGCACGAACCATTTGTAATGGTACATATGGGCAGTAAAAGATACCAGCATCAAATGGTGATGCACCCTTATATCCAGATACAAAGTACTGTTTAGCAGAACCAGAATTTGCAGAATATGGATCAATGTAAACTTTATGTCTACCATTGAGAACACCAGCAAATGTATTTCCAGTATCGTCTACAGTTAGGTTATTATTAAGAGCAGGAGTATAGTCTAATACACCAGCCATTTGAAGTGCAGAAGCAACGTCAGCAGAACAGATAATCATGTTACCTTTTCCTCTACGTGTTTCTTGTGCAATATGATTTGCTTCTCTTTCAAGTTGGAACATAAGTCCTTTGAACTTCTCAACTGACCAACGACCATTTGAGTCAACGTCCATATCAAATATTCCAGCATTTGCAGTTGTACCAGCAGCTGCACCAGCTTTAGCAGTTTTATATACTGTTCTTACAACTTCTCTATTGATTTCTGAAAGAATTTCAGAAGAAAGAATATTTGACAATTCTGTTTCTGCATCAAGACCATGAATTGCTTTTAAGTCTTGTGCAAGTTCCATTGAATATTCTGCTTTTAGTGCTCTTGATCTTGCAGTAACACTATGCTTTTCAATTGAGAATGCCATCTCTGAAAAATTAGAAGATCCATCACCTAATTCTTCAGCAGCTGCAGTTGTCATAGCAACACCAGATACATATGTTCCTGGCGAACTATCGTTAAGAACAGCAGGGTTAGTACCTTGCATTTGAGTTGCACCACCTGAGAAGTCATTATCTGCTTCGTTATAGAATGCTTCTGTACCAGTTTGATTGGTGAAACGTGATCTCATTGCAAAAATAAGACCAGTTGGCCCTGTCATTGGTTGAACACCAGCAATATCATAAGCGATAAGATTTGGCATTGATCTTCGTACTAATGAAATTAGTATTGGATCATAACCTTGAACATTCCCACTAGATGGGGCATATCCAGAGTTAGTAGGTGCGGCTTCTGATAAAAATTTATTATCTTCTTGAATAGCCTTTTCTTGATTTTCTAGAATAAGTGAGGTAACAGCCCTACGATAAGCATCATCAATCTTTGGAAGATTTTTGTGCTCAAGAACTGGTTGCCACTTTTCCTGTAGTTGTTCTGTATTGAACATCCGTATTCTCCTTATTTGAGTTTTCTAAACATTATTTATTAATCTACTATTTTTCAACGGCATTCGCTGGTACATTTCTACTGATTGCATCCATGTAAGCGGCCATTGCACCAGTTTCGTAAGACTCAGAACCAGTATTGGTTTCAGAATCCACAGATTCAGCGACAGTTTTTGCTTTTGGAAAATAACTTTCCTTAAGCGTATCGAGTTTTTCTTTGAAGGAATCTTCATCAGTAAACTCAACATCTTCTACAAGACCTTTAAACTTTTCTGCCTCTGTATCTGTCAGATCAGAACAGGCTTGTGAAAATACTGATTCACGAACTAACTTTGAATTGTTTGACTTCATAGAAGCATTCTTTTCAATTTGTTCATTGAGTTTCTTTTCTAGTTCATCAATTTTTTCAGATTGTTGACCTAGTATATCATACTTCTCGTCTGGAACATCAATGTAATGCTCTTCAAACAATGCTTTAAGACCAGAAATAAAGTCCTCTGAAATTTCACCTTTAAGTCCTCTTTCAAGTGCAATTTCATTTTCCTTCATCCACTCTTCTACAACATAGTTCATATATGCGTCAACTTTTTCAGTTAACTCTACTTTGATGGTTTCGACTTCTTCAGTAATTGACTTGGACTTTTCTTCTTCCATTCTTACAATCTCTGAACGTAGTTTTGATTTAATTGCTGCTTCAAAAACAGTTTTTGCTTTGTTTTTGAACTCTTCAGATAAATCTTCATTTGAAGTTAAAGCATCTACATCATCAGAAACATCTACAGATGCAAGACGATCTTCGATAGTTGATTCATCAACTTCTTCTTTATCATCTTCGTCATCAGCACCATTCATTTTTTCCATTTTATTATAAGCGGCTTTAAGATCTTTCTTTTCCATTTTTTTCATCATGGAAGTCATAGCCTTTATCATTTCACCATCAGACATTTCTTTTTCGTCATCATCTTCTTTTTCTTCTTCGATCTTATCTTGATCTGCTTGAGCTTCAGTATCTTCAGACTTTGTTGCCTTTGCTTTAGGTTCGGCTGCTTTTTTCATCTTGTCATCTGCTTTAGATGGCCCAGAGTCTTTTTCATCAGGCTTTACCACGGCAGGCCCCAAGTCTTGAACTTCACCTTTTGGTTTTTCCATTGCGTCACTTTTAGCGGCACTTTTTTTCAGATCTGCTTTTTCTTCCAGTTCTGATTTTACTTCCGCTTCAAGCTCTTCAATTGTCTTGTCTAAATCTGACATTGGACAGTTCTCCTTGACTTTGATTTCTACACATATTTATAATATTACAAACTTTTAAAAAATTTCGCTAACGCAAGAGCGTCTACATTTGCCCTTCGTGAACGAGTATCTCTTTCGATTCCTTCTTTTATTTCCGCTATCTCAACTTCTTTGAGTATGCCATTTGACCATACCCATTCTTTGCCTTCCATAATACCTTCAACAAAGGCTTGAGGCGCAGATGGGTCTGCAACTATATCGGCTGCAGTAGCCAAGTAGAAGTCATCTTTCACATAATTCGCACCACCTTTAGACTCTAGAGAACCCATGCCTCTTGAAGAAACACCAAGTTTCCCCCCATCTTTAATAAGTGCTTTCGCAATTTCCCCCATTGGTGTTCCAAGCAATTTTGCTTCACCAACAAAGTTCTTTCCATCAGCTTCAAGTTTAGTTATCATGTGCGAAACTCTGTCCAAGTTGACAGTTGGGCCCTCTGGGTGTCCGAGCTCACCAAACGCACGACCTTCAGCAACAAATTCTTTGTTATAGCGTTTTACTTCTTTTTGTAAAACAGGCAGAGGATATACTCTACCATTTCTATTCTTCATATCTGCTTGCATAAAGATTCCACGAATCTTCATGTTTGTTTTTCCGTCCTCTTTCTCTTCTACAATATACTCTACTTCTTGGATTGATTCTGCAATAAGTTTCATGTTTATCTCCTAAAACCCAGAAGCGACTACAGGTGTTCCTTCACCAGAACCAGCACGCAATCCTTCACCAACACCTAAAGTAATTATTCTTCCACCAGCTGGAAGTTTTATTACTCCAACATCTCCATCATCAGCTGCATTACGAACTGTTACTGTTACTGCACTTGTATGATATACCCAAACCGCTCCGACAGTTTTGAATTTTGTAGTCGATCCATTTAAACTTTCTGTGGCTCCAATTACTCTCATTGTTCTATATCCCTATACTGTCAAAACTTCTGATTCAAAATAGTCCATTAGTTTCTTCTCTGGTACTTTGAATTTTTTTGCGACATTTGTTATTGTTTTCTCAAAAGTATTTAGGAAATTTGAAGGTTTTACTTCCATTTCCTTAAAAATTGCGTCAACAGCTTCCTTAACTTTCGGAGAAAGTTTTTTATACTGTTTTGACGTTTTGTATTCGTCTTTTTCAGGCAAATTTAACCTAAAATTTTCAAAAGATCTACTCACCATTTTCTTCTGTATCTGATATGTGATGTTTTACAAATGTTTTTGCAACATCTTTTCTTTTAGTTTCTAGTGCATCACCAACCTTTGCAGATAAAGCACTTGTAAAGTGTGTTTCTGCTGATAGGTTATCACCACTTGAAATTGAATCTACGAAATCTCTTACGCTCATTATTTTTCTCCTTCTGATGGTTCATTGGTTGCAAACATACCATCTGTGTCTGGATCACCATTTTCTCCACCTTCTTCATCTTTAATTTGATCTTCTATTTCTTGTATTTCATCATCACTCATTCTAAGTATATGTTTTCTTACATATTCTTTAGAAAAATATGTACCTACATATGATTCTATTGTACCTAACATATCTAAACGATTTTGCATAAGTTCTGCATTTTTAAGTTCTGTAAAGTGACCATCTTGTAAGTAATCAAATTGTAATAACTCTTTTATTAAAGGCCATTCTTCAACTGCAATTACACCTTTGAGTACAAGTTGTGTTTTTAACATATCATTAAATAAATTAGAAAACTTTTTACGCAATCTTTGTACAAACTTTGTAAATTTAAGTTCATCTCTTGTTATGTTATCAGAACGTCCTATTTGAAATCCTGTTTCTTCTGCAAGTCTTGATACAGGCACATTTAATGAACGATATAATTTCTTTTGAAAATACTGTATATCATCTATTTCACCAAGATTAGATCCGCCTGGAAGTGTAGTAATCTCTGTACCTCTTCCACCTTCTCTTCTTGGTAACCAAAAATCTTCTAACATTGACATATGATTTCTATCGTCACGAATTTCACCAGTTTTTGCGTCATATACTAGTTTGTTTCTATAACGATTCATTACGTCTTTTAGATAAGCTTCTGCTTTTACTTTAGGAAGATTTCCTACATCAATGTAAAATATTCTTCTTTCTGGAGCTCTTGATATACGATAGATTACTAATGCGTCCTCTATCATACGTAACTGATTTACTGGTTTAATTGCTTTATTTAAATGTGATAATACATTTCCTCTCGTCATATCAATAAGTCCAGATGGACAATATGATATAGAGTCAGCTGTAAGTTTTACACCAGTAGAAGTACCAGTTGATTGATCTAGTCCTTTATCATTATACAAATAAAAATCTTCTATTTGTCTAATAACATCTAATCCAGTTCTTTGATCTTTTTCTACTTTTTTATTACGAACTTTTTTAATTTTTCTTGGATCAATATAACGTACTTCTTGAATACCTTTTTTCGTATTTTTAGAGTCTATAATTTTATGATAGTATAGTCTACCATCAATATACCATCTTCTGAAGATATCATGTCCTTTTTCGTTAAAATCTAAAAGACGTAATACTTCATCAAACTCTTCACGAATTTTATTTTTAATTGTTTGAGAAAGGTTAAGTCTATCTAATGAAAGAGAAACAGATTGTCCTTTTTCATCAGACACAATAGACTCGTTCACTATATCCTCAATTGCACTATCACATTCTGGTTGTTGTGCAATTGAACGATATCTATTGATTAAATCAAGATCACTACGATCTCTCCCAGCTATATCCAAAATAGAAGAATAAAATCCACCACCAGATATATCATAGGAGCCATCATCTGGAGAAGGAGTCGTTATTGAATCCTTCCCCAAATCTTGTTTCGCTCTTGTTATTCTGAAACCGAAAAGTTCAGCCATACTATAATTCTCCTAGTTAATACCCAACTATTTAGTCGGATAAATTAACTAGATATCACTTGCAGTAAATGAAGTATATCTCCATGTTACATCAAAGGTTTCAATATCACTTACTGTGTCGTATGATAATTCTACTGGTGCAAGAATTGTTGGCCAACAGTTTCTGATAATATATCTTTTCAGAATATTATCTGCTCTGTCTAACTGTTCAACTCTTAAATCAGCAGTATAATCGGAAACATTTACTAATCCAGTATTTGTTTCAAGATCATTTATACCATTCATCCATCTTTCCATTGCATTTCTTACCATAAAATCAGTATCGTTAATGATTGTGGTAGTCCATGTTTCAAAAGTTCTATCACCAGCAAGAAATAACTGTCTACCTCTAAAGTTTACCGCTACTTCTGGTATCGTTTGTCCAGGCAAAGATGTTGCCTTGACTAAAAATTGTGTTCTAACTGCATCCAATCCAGTTGTGATAGTTGTGGGCGTTGTCATTACAACTCTGTATTGATTTGCTCTTGCACCACCACCGATAAGGTTGGATTTAAAATCGTCTATACTAGCCATCTTTTATCTCCCTTATCCGCCTATCTCGCTGAAAGCGACACCAGTTCGCACAGCGATGAAGTTAAGTTGAACAAAGTTAATTGACCTTGATGGTTTGACAAAGATATCTCCGACAAACTCATTTCTGTCAATCACTTCTCCAGTATTATTTGTTTCGTCTGCGATTACAGAGAAATCACTAATACCTCTTCTTCCTTGTACATCTCTCAAGAAAGGTTCTACTAAGTTAACAAACTGAGCTCTTGTGAACGCATCATTGAACTCAAACATTTGAAACTTAGCGGCATTTGAAATTGCTTTCTCAAGTACAAGAAACAATCTTCGTACATTAATTCTGTCAAATGCACTAGGTCTTGTTAGAGCAGTTTTATCTCCAAAAAGAACTGTGCCTTGGCCTGGGAATGTACATACAGGATTTATTCTGTTTTGATAAAGTAAATCTCTTTCTGCTTTTGATGGGTTAAACGCAAGTTTGGTTGTACCACGAACTCCACCTCTGTTATAACCAGCAGGAGAGAACCATGCGTCAGCAACAAGATCAGTATTTGCAGTAATTCCAGCAATGTCACCATTGAGTGGAACATATCTGTAAACATCATTATACTTGTCAAACATATACTTGTATCCACTATCGAATACACAGTAAGATGAACTGTTTAGATTACCAAAGAATGTAGTTACTGCTGTTGTTTTTGCAGAGTTACTTGCACCACCAACAACATCACCACTTCTTGGTGAAATAAACGCAACTGCATCTTTTCTTGATTCTGCAAGTGCAACCACATTTTGTCCATGAGTAATACCATCTGCACCAGAACCACAAGCACCAGACATGATTAAATCTACTTCGGTTGTATCGTTGTCGAGTAAATCTAAACTGGTTTTCTTTTCACCTACTGATGGAGTAGCATCTACACCATTGGTTAAAGCAGTATCAATTACTTGTGCGTTATCAGTTGGTTGTACATAAGTAGTACCATCAGTTGGTGTACTCTTACCACCATCAGTATTAATAGAACTATGATGACTACCCCAATATACATGCTTAGAAGTATCATTTAATACATTTACATAATAATTAGAACCACCTTGTGGTGTTTTTGCAATTCCACCCTGTGATACAAATCCAAATGTTTCTAATACAGCGGCAGTTCTTTGTCCAGCTGCATCAGCATCAAAACCAGTAATTGCACCAGTATGATCATATACAACAATATGCATTTCGTCATTTACATAACCTTTATCTGCAGCCCATGTTGATGTTGCAGGAGCAGAGTCAAATAAGTCATGAAATTTCCAACGTCTTGTTATTTCTTCATTATCAAGAACAGCTGATGTTAATCCACCACCATTTACTTGATCTGATTGTCTAATAGTAAGAACATGAGTAGCAATATTTGTTACTTCATATTTTGTAGAGTGACCAGTATCAGCACCAGTAGTTCCATCAAAAGTAATAATATCACCTACGTTGAATTTAGTACCATCATCTACTGTAACTGAGGTGTCACCAGCAGATTTTGCACCATTAACACCACCTGTATTAGCAGCATATTTTTGTGAAAACCCATTAGCGCCTGCACATATTGATACTTTTAATGCATTACCATGAGCACCCATTGTTTTTGCTGTCCAGACACTACCAGCTGCACCAATAGTATCATAGTCTGCTCTATTTTTTATATCTAATGCAGATCCAGCGCCTACTGCATTTTTAGCGAGGGCTGCGTCTGCACGAATTACTCTAAGATTACTAGAGTATTGTAAAAAGTTTGCGGCTGTAAACCAATCTTCATAATTAGTACCATTTGGTTTACCAAAAGTGTTAACCAGCTCTTCCTCTGAATTTATTATAGTAATTTCTTCTACAGGGCCTTTGGAAAAATGTCCAACCATGACACCTATACCAGAACTTACTGGAGGAACAACATTAGTTTTGTCAACTTCTTTTGTGACCACACCAGGCGAAACTTGAAAAGCCATATTTTTTTCTCCTTATGATCCATAAAGTTTTAAACTTACAACTATATTTATAAAATAAACCTTCTTGACATTATGTTTTATAGGTTAGACTACACATAAATAATTACATGAGTACATTTTATGAAAAATATAAAAAGACTATTAGACAGGTTTCTCAACGAAATTATAGAGCAAGAATAATATGGGTGCATGAATATCTTGCAGATAAATGTTGTAAATACTGTGGTGAGCCTGAAACTGCGTGTTTAAAGTTCTATCCATTTGATATGCACATTAGACGATTAACCAAAAGAAAAGGATTAAATCCAAACTCCAGAAGTGAAGTCATGGATCTTATCAAAGAAAGTGAAATTGTTTGTGCAAACTGTTATCTTAAATTAGAAAATGATCTAATAGATATTATGTAATTACCAATCTGATTCATATGTTCTAACTACAGGTGTCCATCTTGTTCCATATTCGTCAATTTCAACATCATTATTTACACCATCTAATATAAACCCAAATGGAGCCATATCCTGTTCTAATTGGTTTTGTTGTTCCTTATACATTCTTTCACGAATATCATCATCTGTTAGTTCCTTAAAGTAGGTTTGTTGTACTAACCAACCAAATAAAACACAACACATAACTAAATCGTCTGTATGTCCATCTTCTGCTTCATATGATTGTCCTTTAAGTATAAATGTAGAAAACTCTTTTATCAACTCGTAATCATTAATAATAATCTTATCAGTTTCTACTATTTGTTTTAGATTAGAACAACCCATCTTTTTTACTGCCTTAGTTGTTCTCACACCAAGTTGTGCCTTTCCACCAGAAAATCCACCCCCAACTATTTGGCCAGCTCTACCTCTCATAGATGCCATAATAAGATTTTCATATTCTAAATCAAACTGTAGTGCAGTTGCAACTTGTTCTCCTATATCATTTACTTCTACTAACGTATAGGCTTGATTATATGCAAGTGCAACCTCATGTATAATGTTAGGAAAAAGTAATGGTTTTATCTCATTGTTTCTATACTTTGCAACTATCTTATAGGGTACAGTAGATACATCAAAAACCACAAACGCAGAATAATCATTGTTTGTTCCTCTAGAAACGTCTGCAATTAAAATATAAGTACTTCCTTTGTTTGGTTTTTCATACATATCTAATCCAGCATTTGTTTTTATAGCATTATGAAACGCCATTGATTTTATCTTTGCTGGTGCAATAAGTGTATTTGCAGAACCTAAAAACTCACATTCAAACTCTCTACGAAATTGTTCTTCTGAAGTGTTTGCAATAGTTTCTTCTCTCCACTTTGCATCACGGCCTGGAACTTCACTCCAATGAACATCTATAATATTATAGGAGTTTCTTTTGTTTTCTGCGTCTACCCAAAGTTTATAAAATAAATTCATACCATTTGGTGTAGATACGATAATAACTTTAGTTGATTTACCAGATGAAATTGTAGGATAAACAGAACTAAAAAAGTCCTCTGCAACTGTATTCGGAACAAATGCAAATTCGTCTAGGAATATCATGTTATATGAACCACCACGAACTGCACTAGATGATGTAGATGATGCAACAACTCTAGAACCATTCTCTAAATCAAGAGAACCTTTATTCCAAGACATTACACCTTGTTGTAACCATTTTGGTAAATTTTCATATGCGAGTTGCAATCGACCAAGAATATCTCTTGCAGTTGAAGCTTTGTTTGCAAGTATCGCTACATTCATATTTGAGTTAAATAAAACATAATATAAAATATAAGAAACAAGTGTTGTAGATTTACCACTTTGTCTAGGCATTTTACATATTGTAAAACGATTATTGTGAACTGTGCCAACCATCTCTTTTTGAAATGGAAACATCTTAAAAGGAACTAAACCTTCATCTAGCGATACAATTTTAATATAATTACTTATAAAATATAGTGGATCTTTCATACACTTTTGGTATTCAAGAATCTGATCTTTTGTCCATTCTACAGAAACATTAGATTTTTTTAATAGAGGATTTCCTAGATAATGATCAAGTTGTGACATAAGTTATCTCTTGTCACCCTTTAACATTTTTTGTAACTCAGCTGTACTTCCTACAAATAGTGCGTTAGTTACATTTTTGGGTGCATTACTTGGAATTTCTTTTAACTTTTGCATTTTTAATTGCAAGTCTACAAGTTTTTCATTTACTTCTGCAACTTGTTTTATTAAATTACCAGCGACCTCATATGATCTTGGTGTTTCACTTTCTCTTGCAAGATCAAGAATACCTGTAATTGCATCTTGACCTCTTTCTATTAAATTATAAAAGTTTTCTCTTTGATACTTATAGTCATTATCAATATCTTCATCATTTAGTTTTGTTTCTGGAACAACTATATCTTTTGGTGGAGTTACATCTTTTGTTGAGTTTTCAACAACGTCTGTTATTCCTAAAACATTATCTAGAATATCGGATTGTGTTTTCATAACTATGCATCATCAGTATCTGTACCACTTTTCTCATCATAATTCTTTGCGTCTTGGAAAAATGATGTTACTTCATTAAATCCAAAGTTATCCTCATCTGATGGATCAAAAGATGTAGGAGCTACATTTGATGGATTTGGTGTTACAGAATACCTCTGTTCTCTTTTTGGTGAATTTACTGGAAGGTCTGCATATTGATCTACTTGAACTTTTCTAATAATATTAGATGCAGTTACTGGGCCGTACATATAGTATTTTGCAGTAAATGATAAAGTATAGATAATAGATCTTCTAGATGTAAAAGTACCTTCGTAATCATCTTCATAACCAACACTATTTAAAATAATTGGTACATCACGAATTATATCCAACTCTGGAACTTCTTTCATAGTTACTGTATAATCTGGTTGAAAGAATGGTAGTATTTGTTCTACTATCTGTAGTGCGTCATCAGAGTTTTTAGACAAAACATATAGTTCAAAATTTATATTATAAGGTACAGGCATAAAACCAGATTTTACTTGATTAGTATCTGTACCATCTGCAACCTTTTTAACTTTAACTGTTTTTTGTAATTTTCTTGCTGGATCATATGCAATACCAGAAATTTCAAAACCAATTCTTGGTAATGTTACTGCAACTTTTTTATTTAAGTTTGGATCTTCAGTAAGTCTTGATAACCATTTTTGTTTAGGGCCATATGCAAGAGGAACTTTCATAGATTGTACTATATTCCCACTTCCATCTTTTTTATGGAGCTGTATAGTATTAAATATTGTTCCGAATGCAACTACCACATTTCGTGTTGAATTATTATAAAAGTATTGTCCTATCATATTATCTCATCCCAGCATCACCAAAAGGATTTCCTTCTGTGAAGTCTAATATATTATCATCTAAAGTTTCAAAAATATCGTTTTGTGAATTTTCGTCTATTATTGTTAAGTTAAATTCTTCTTGTATTATATAGGAAGGTGATGCACCCTCAACTTCACTTTCCATAATTATAGAACCTGTACCAGTTGTTGAAGGAAAAAGACGAATTGTTTCTTCTTCTAATGTTATTTGATATGCAAGTTGATCTAAACTATTATCTTTGTCTATATTATCAAGTTCTACAATACCAGTATCAATCTTTTCAGAGCCATACTCAAAAGATTTGCATTTTAATTTATATGTGGGTAAATTGTTTACTTGATAGAATGGATCATCATGGTCTACAAATGTAATTTCAAATAACTTATTACCTCTTGCCCAATAAATTAAATCGCCCTCATTAGGTCTTAAATTTGTAACCAAGTTATTATCAATCGCAACAAATTGTTCCCATCTTCTTCTTGCAACAACAAATGTTGCATCATCTTGAATATCTAAACCAAATTTAGACATGAGTTCTTTTTCTCCCTCATATCCATCATTTGTTTCTAAATACATTTCAATAACATAAGAAGTTTCAAAAGAAGAACTTAAATCTTCTTCAAAAACAGTATTTGTACCAGCCATTTTTCTTGGAATATAGTAAACATCTTGACCATAGATTTTTAATTGTTCTATGATAAGATCTTCGTATAGATCTCTTTCTGGTCTTGTTCCTGTATCGAAATATACATTAGTAGGCATAATCTATCCTACCATATATGTTGGGGGTAATTCAAATGCAAGTTGTATTTGTTCTTCTAACTTATTTAATTCTTCTTGTGCTTGTGTATATATTTGTTCACCATTCATAGTTACACCACCCAACATTTGCACGCCTTGAAACTTAGATAAGTTTGCACCCCATTGTCTTTTAATTAATTGTGTTGCATATTTTTTTAAAAATATATCATTCCATATATCTGAATATGTTGCTGGATCTAATTTACGATAACATTCTATAATGATATGTTCATCAGCAGAAATATCTGTTTGAAAGTCCATATCCAAATATAATCTATTTTGATGTTGATTGTGTCTTATAGGAACTTCACCTATTAAAACATGATCTAAAAAATCTAAATGTTTCATTGTCATTTCATAGTGTATAATAGATGTAGAACTAAAATCATATAAATCATTAAGTCTAAGTTGATATTTTAAATCAAACATATTTAAAGCGTGTTTATCTGTCATTGGAAAAACTTGTATAATTGACATAATACTAGAAGGAACTGGAATGTAATTTTTTTGTTCTTTCCAAGTCGCAGTTGTTGAGCCATCAATATCTGTTACTTGTGTTAAAGAATTATCACTTCTTGCTCTTGTTATATCAGCTTCTGTAACTTGATATTTAAGATACATTCTTTCAACACCATCATAGTGATATTGAGAGAAGTATTGTAATGCTTCATCTATTCTATCATCTACTTGATCTGGATCAACATTAATTTCAATTACAGGTTTTCCTAGACTTCTAAGACAATAATCTTTAAATGTTGTTCTTGTTGTTGGTGTTGCCATTTTCTTTCCTCTCTATATTAATACGGCAAAAACTTAGTAGCGATTGGATCTCCTACTCCAGTTAATATATGATTATTTCCAGAGATATCAGTAAACGAATTACTTGTAATTGCTGTAAGAACTGAACACTGACCACTAGGAATAGATGTATTAACATTAGTTGTACTAGAATACGTTCCACCAGTTGGTGTTAAATTTCCTGTCGGTACTGCAAAATTACCAGTATAAACAGCCGTACCTTTGATTACTCTGAAGTTGCTAAGATAAAAATTAGGTGTTTGATCAGGGCCGTACATAGCACCTAGTCCTAAATAATCACCAGTACTATAGTTTGTAGTATCGCTTCTAGTATATATTTGAGTTCCATCTTTATATACATATATATTACTTGAAGTTTTTGTCATAGCGTAATGCACCCAAGTATCAGCAACCGCTGCATTTGCAACCCCAAATGCATATTCACCACCTGCTCCATAAAGCTTTAATGTAGTTGCACTAGCTAAACCAAGACTCACAGAGGTAGTATAATTAGCTCCAAACCCAAGAGCATGATTTCCACCAACTTGCCAAAACCCATTATTATTAGAGCCGCCTCCTAAATAGTAAACCCACCCTTCAATAGTCCAATCGCCTGTACCTAACGTAAAATCAGCGTTTTGTTGTGCTTTCACTACGTTATTACTATTACCAGAAAAATAAAATGATCCACCAGGCAAACTCTCAAAAGGTGTTGCATAATGAAATGCTGTATTTCCATTAAGAGTTAACGCATGAGTTCCAGAACTTTCGTCAGTTGTGGCAATTTCAACTTTTCTTGAGTCTGCTGTCACAGTTCCTTGAGGCATTGTAATAGTTTTACTAGTACCACTATTATCAGTTAAGACATTAGAATCGCCTTGTGCTGTTAATAATACTGTACCACTTACGGCTGTCGCTGGAGTTGTCGGTACAGCAAATTTAGCAGCAGAAGTTTGTAATGCTGTACCTTTAATAACTCTAAAGTCACTTATCAATATTCCATTATCCCAACCATAATTACCACTCATTTCTCCACCAATACGTAATTGTGATGTTGAAGGAGCATGAGTATAACTTCTTGTCCAACTTTGGCCTGTCGTAATTATACTACCAGAAGAATTTGTAGTATTACCATTGAGAGATATGTAATGATTATTTCCATGTCTACAAAATCTTACATAATACCATTGACCAGTTTCTGATCCAAAATCAGTTAGATTTATTTGACCAGAACCTGTTCCTGCTACATCCCAAAAGTTTAATCTATTACTACTTTGTGTATAATATATTTGAATAGCATCAGAATTAGCTGTGCCTGCACCAAAAAACCAATTGTTACTACTAGGAGTTGCTAATAAGTAAAACCAAAAATCTATAGTCCAACTACCAGAACCCATAGACATATCAGCATGGGTTACTAATAAATTTTCAGCATTTGCATTAAATAAATAAGATCCAGATGAAGCATAAACAGGCGTAGGATTTCTACCAATTAACAGTTTTGTGTTAGCTACACCAGGCGATGATGGTGAACTTGGTACAGGTATTGAACTAACAAAAGGTGAGGCCGCATTTGCAACTGCATCTCCTCTTGCAGTTAAAGATACACTTGATGCACTATCATCATTAATTCCGCCAGATTCATTTGCAGTTAAAAGTTTAGTGTGACCAGAGGGTATTGATGTATTAACATTTGTAGTGGAATAATAAGTTCCACCAGTTAATGTTAGTGGGCCAGTGGGTGGAGTAAAAGCACTACTATAAACTCCAGTTCCAACAACATATCTTACGTTTGAGATTTTGCCAGGAATTAAATAGCTATTACTATAGTAACCACCAATATTAATTTTTGTTACAGTATAATTTTTTGCATCAGATACAGATATAACCTCTACGCCATCAACATAAAGTTTTGTAACATTGCTTATTCTAACATAAGCAATGTGATGCCATGTGTTCACAGTTGGCATAAGACCTGTAGTAGAATTTTGGTGAGTATCATTGTAGTATATTTGATAATTACCACTAGCATTATATGCAAAACCAATACCATTATATTGATTAGTACCAGAGAGTTCATTAGTGTGAATACCAATAATACCCTCTTGGGTCGCTACACTAGTAGTATTAAAAAAACATTCTAAAGTAAAATCACTAGTACCAGCTGCTGTTACTGTACCAGTTACCCAATCACCAGATCCATCAAGAAGAAAAGAACCATTTGCAGGAGCAGCTGTTACAGAATAAGCAGCAGACCCTTTTATAATTCTTGCATTTGAAATATAACCATCAAAATATTGACTAGGACTACCAGCATTTGTTTGTGCCCCAATAGCTAATGGTTCTGTTCCATTGTGAATAGTACCTTGAGTTCCAGTAGAAGCTTGTTGACTGCCGTTAACGAATAATTTTATAGTATCGCTAACACCCATTGCAACTACATGATACCAAGTATGATTAGATATTGGTTTATCACCTGTTACAATTATATTGGTACTGCCATCATTCGTGTAAAGAAGTTGTAGTTTATTACCAGTGCTTTCACCTATTCTTAATATGTAGTCTTTTCCTGTTCCAGTACTACTCCATTTATTGATAATGTGGTGAGAGTCAGAAGCAGCAGAGTTTTGTTGCCATATCCATGCGTCTAATGTAAAATCCCCAGTTCCTAGATCAAAATCATCATGGTCTGCTAATTGTATATAATCGCCCGTACCATCAAAATAAAGTGAGCCTGAAACTGAGAATGCTAAACCAAAATTTTGTAAAGTTGTTGCGGCATTCGTACCATCAGATATTGAAAAATTAAGCGAAAAATCACCAGCATAGCTTGCGTTTGTACTAGGCGTTATTTTAATAAATCTATTTGTTGTATTAGTACTAGCAGCTAACGCAGAATAAGTTCCACCAGATGTTGCACTACTTGTTACTGTTGCTGTTGTGCCACCCCCATTTGTAAGTGACCCAGCAGTTACAGCATATGAATATTGTAGAGTAGTGCCTTCATCTACATCCGTACCTACAAGCTCTATAGTTGTAGCCGTACCTTCTGAACTCAACGTAACATCTGTGCCAGATGCAGGGCTTACAAGTGTAGGGCTTGTATTTACTGTGGCTACTTTGTACCATCCAGACCCATTAAAAATGTAAAGGCCTGAATTTGCAGTAACTAGAGCTTGATCCCCAGCATTAGGAGAAGTAGCTGTCATTGCCGCAATATTTGCAAATACAGTAGTTCCACCACCAGCATTTGAATCTGCAGCTGATCCACCAGAAGCTTGTGTTTGAAATTGTACTTTGTTATCACTTCCCTTTTTTATAATAACTTTATTACTAGAATCGCCTATATGAACTTCATCTGCTATAATTTTTTTAAGATTATTAGAAGTGTCAGTTACTTTTAAATCACCAGAATCAGTATTTAACTGGGTAGTGCCAATTTTAATGGGTGATGTTCCACCTCTGTCTGCTCTATCTCTAGCCCTTGTCATCTATTTTATCCCTTTTAACTACAACTATTTATAACTTATGATATAGAAAAATAAACTAAACCATTTCCAGCTGGAACAACATCAGTGCCTTGAGTGCTTAATTGTCCTTGTGCGTATTTAACATGACTATTACCAGCCCAATTTGAATTTGCAAGTAAAGTATTTACATCTGGTGCATTATTTAATGAACTTTGTGTATTATTATTGCCAGGATTAGAAGATACTTTAGTATAAGTTTGACTAGTTGTCAATGATGTATTATAATAACTTGAGCCACCACCAGCAGGTTTGCCGTCACCACTACCAGCACCACCACCATAATATCCACCACCGCCTCCAGAAGAATCATTAGAATTAGATACAGTTTGACTTCCACCAGTTGGACTTCCACCTTGTAGTTTTGCACCATTTGATGCACCACCAGCACTTTGACTTCCACCTACACCACTTGATGCTGTTGTTGCTGAAGCAGAATCACCAGTTGCTCCACCACCAGACCCACCATGTCCAGCATATCCACAAGTTCCACCGCCTCCAGCTGCAATCATTAATATATCACTATCACTCATACCTGTAGCAAAAGTTGCTTTAGATAACATAGTCATTCCACCACCACCAGCACCAGAAGCGTCACCTTTTACTCCAAAACCACCATTAGGCCAACCAGCATCTCCACCATTACCATTACCAGCATTAGTGCCTCCACCAGCTTCCCCAATATAAAGATAATATGTTGTTCCAGTTTGTAATGTAGTAGTTGCATAACACAAAGCACCATTACCAGAATGATAACCAGCAGTATATTTTCCAACACCACCAGCTGCACCCCATAGATAAAAAGTAACAGTTACATTAGTTGCTCCAACTGTAATAGAGTGAGCCCACTCTCCGCCATGTCTTACATAACCAGTATTGCCTGGAAAAAATGTATTAATTGATCCATTTGAATTTATTTTAAAAGAATGGGGAGCTGGAAACCCACCATCACGATTTAATGCAGTTATAAAATTAGGTTTAAATATACCAGAAGCTTCTGTTCCAGACACAGTTCTAAAATTTGATATTAATCCACCTCTAGCCTTTGCCATTTTTAACTAATTTCCTCGTAACTACAAACTGCTTCAACATCTGAGGCTGCACTTGCTGTAAGTCTTAATGCATCTCCTTCTTCAAGATATATTGCTTTTGAAAGAACATCTATTGTAGAATCAGCAGGAACTGAAACTGTTTTCATAATATGATATGCAGTACTACTTCTAAAAATATCTATGTTTATTGTAGCAAGATTTACTCCATCAACATTTGATATGTATAAAGCATTTACTTTAAAAACTTTTCCAGATGAGCCTGCATTAGTTACGATTGCAGTTGCAGAAGTTCCAACAGCCTGAACGGCTGTTTTTCCTGTAATTGTTGCTACATTTACTATATTTGGTGCCGCCATTTTTATCCCCTATATTTTATCCACCGAAAACGATTGACATTGCGATTGCTTTTCCAGTAGAAGCACCCCCTAAATTATTTAGAGCTGTTGTTGCATTGTTAACATCAGATAAATTACTACTTATTTTTAGTGCGTTTGCAACTGAATAACTTTCAAAAACAAGGATTTCTAATATATCACTTGTAGCTGCTCCAGATGCTAGAGTTACAGTAGTACCACCAGATACAGTAAAATCGCCTTGTTGTTTATTTAATTTAGAACCATTTAAAAATACTTCTACATTATCTGCAAGAAAAGAAAGAGTTTGTGAAGCTGCATCTGCACCAGTAAATGCAGTTTGATTGTTAGTTGCAACATAAGTGTATCTATTTCCTACTACTGCATTATTTTCAGTAACGCCTCTTACATTAATCTCGTCATTATTTGCTGGTGTATAAGTGAATGTTAAAACACTTGTTCCAGTATTAAATGTATAGTCAGTAGCTGGTACTAGTAAACTACCATTTACAAATACCATAAATTGATCTATATTTACATAAGAATTTGTTAATGTAAATGTAGTTGCAGATCCATTTGCAGTAAATTTATCTAATTTTATTCTACCAACACCTATACTTCTTACAACAATTTCTGAAGAATTAACAGGTGTAAATGTAAATGTTAATGTTTGACCACTTATAGCATAATCTGTAGTTGGTGTTAAATGTTGACCATTATAAAATACAACAGCACCATCAGTTGTAAAAAGATTTGATAATGTAAATGTAGTTGTAGATCCATTGCCTGTAAATGTTTCTCTAACAGTATTTGTAACTTGATAAGTAGGATCAGTAATAGTAATTGTTTTATCTACACCAGTTCCAGATGCAGTTACAGAACTACCTACAAAGTTTAAAGAACTTGCAGCTGTAGATAATGCACTACCTTCGTCTTTTACTGTTATTGCACTTCCACCACCACCACCAGATGATGCGATTGTAATTGCATCAGTACCAGCATTCGTAGTAAGTGTAATATTAGAACCAGCAACTAATGTTAAAGTATCAGTAGCACTATCTGCTACTACATCACTTTGACCAGAAACTGAAATTGTTTTAAAAGTATTACTTGCACCACCAGAAGCTGCAGATTCTAAACCAATAGTTCCTGCTGAGTGGTCATATGTCATTACATAGTTATCTTGTCCAGAACCTACAGTTTGATCTGCATCAAATGTAAGATTTCCTAATAATACATTACCAGTTCCATGTGGTTCTATATCAATATTTCCATTTGATGTGGAAATAATTTTATGTGTTACTACGTCAAGACTACCGCCTAATTGTGGAGTAGAATCTTCTGCAACATTATTAATAGAAACTGCTTGAGCTCTTGCATCTGTATAGTATAAATTAGTTGAACCTTCGGTTATTGTATCTGTAGTACCTATTGTACTAGTACTTGCAGCCCAACCCATATATCCATGTGCAGAACATTGATAATACAAAACAGAAGGAGCATTTTCGGCAACTACAATTTGTGTATATGCACCAGCATTTCCTGGCGTACCATTTGTTGTAACACCTGTAGTATATGCAGTAGTTTTAGCTGCATCTAGATAAAATCTAAAAGGATGACCAGAGTTACTTGAATCAGTTTGATGAAATGTATAAGTATTTTTTGGAATTAATTTTAAAAATGGAGAAAATACTCCATTAATCTTATACTTACTACTAGAACCAGTTCCATGATATGGGTGTGCAACTGTAGAAGATGCAACTGTTACATAAAAGTTTTGTGCTGATCCATCAAATGCTGTTGCATAATGATCTGAAATAGTAACAACATTATTACTACCATCTCGCATATACATTTTTCTGTCATGCGTATTAAATGCAACCTCACCCTCAACCAAATTACTTGTTGTTGGTATGGTTGAGTGGGTATGTGACCTTTTTAGTTTTACATCAATAGCCATCAGGCATATCTCCTATATGACTATTTAGAATGTTCCACCATCAAGGGAATTAGAAACTCCCCATGTATCAGTACTAGTGTTATATAGAGCAAATTTATCTAATGTTCCCCCTCCAGTAGCACCATCTAATGCAGTTATAGTATTTAATGTATTTGCAACCAAAAGAGAACCTTTTGCAATTGTAGTTAATCCTGTACCACCAGCTGTGGCTGCAATTGCAGTTCCATTCCAAGTACCAGTTCCAATTGTTCCTAAAGTTGTAATGGATGTTTGACCAACATAAGTTGTAGCAATATTAATTGAATCAGCAGCTACAGTAATCCTATCAGCAGTTCCTACAACATCAAGTGTTGATCCACTTTTAGTAAGACCAGCACCACCAACAACATTACCAGCACCAGAAAATTGTGTAAACGCTATTGCAGTAGAACCAGGCGTAATAGCACCATTTGTTGTTACAACAAATCCATTATCAGCATTAGCTGTACCTTCTTCAACAAATACAAATGCACCAGAAGAAACATCGGCTGCACTATCAAAATCAGTTGCTCTTGTTGGAGCACCACTTGCATTTACTGTATAGATACCATTTTCTGATCCAGTTGATTGATTTTTTAAAAGTATTCTATTTCCAGTTGCAAGGGTAATACCATCAACTGTTTGCCCATTTGCAAATGCACTTGATAAAGTTCCATTAGCTGTTGTTGCAACTCTTACAGATTCTTTAATATCTAACCCTTGAAGTTGCCCGTCAACATAACCTTTATTAGCTGCATGATGAGATGCAGAAGGAGTACCAACATTTTTAATTACGTTACTAGATGCATCTATACTTCCAGCTGCATCTAATTTTAAATCTCCACTAGAAGTTGATATTGTCTGTGCATCTGCATCACCTAGTTTTATATTATCTACAGTTATAGCAGTAAATGCACTTGGATTTGTTTTAAGTTCTATCGTACTACCATTGATTGTGAAATCATTTGCATCAAAACCCATGAAAGATAATGCACCAGATCCATTAGTTGTCATAACATTATTCGCACTTCCATCAGCAGAAGGCAAGGTAAATGTTATATTAGAACCTAATGCATTAGGCCCTTTAAGTTCAAGATAATGATTACCATTATTAGTGCCTTCATTTAACTTAATTGAACCACCATTTGTAGCGTTAGTACCAACTAATAAATCATCTATTCTTTTATTACTATCAACAATAATAGCAGATGCTGCTGTTAATGTTCCATGAGCATGATCCATCATGTCTGTAAAGTATTGACCACCAATAACTGTTACAGAGTTTGATGAGTCACCTACAAAAAACCTTTTTCCATTATTTGATTGTGTTCCAGATCCATGTGTGTACGCTAATTCACCATCTTGTAGTGTTCCTGGCGCCGTGGAAGCTGTTGATCTTTTTATTTGTAATGTAATTGCCATTTTTTATATCCCTCTTTAAAAACTTCCAGAATTTAGCGTAATGTCCGCTGTTGTATCTAGTTCATTTCGTGCTGTCCATTTCTGTGTAGTTGAATTGTATTGTAATATTGCACCATTTTGTAGTCCAACACTTATTACGTCAACATTACTAATATCATTTAAACTAATAGTGGCAGCAGCTGCTGGGCCACCAGATGGGCCCTGTGGGCCTGGAACTGTAACACGAATTACTTGTGGTTGATTTGTAACGATTGCCATCTTTAACTCCTATTATGCCCTTGATACACTTGGATTGACAGTTGCAATCCCTTCTACTACTCTTGTTTTTGTTGCACCACCAGGCAGTGTCAAATTAACATCATAAACATATTTACCAGATTCAAGTGCAGATGTTTGTGCATCAGTTAACGAAATTGTTATTTGTCCATTTGTTGTTGGTGTTTCAAATACTACACTAAAACCTACTGAAGTTATTGACTCATACGTTTTTCGTAATTGAGCAATTCCAGAATATCCTGTTATATCCAAAGCTGCTCCATTACTATCTGCAATACTTATTGTTGTTGTAAATGTTGTGCCTTGATCTATAAATATATTTGATACTGTCGCCATAAAACAAAAAGACTCCTTCTTTGTCTATTTATAATGTTTAAACCCTCTATGCAATCGCAAGAAAAATATATCTTGCACCATTTACATTAATTGGAGCTGCAGCTACTGAAGAACTATATTGATTAGTACCATTGGTATAAGAATTTGCTGGAACAGCAAACCCTTGTGAATATGGATCAATCACATCTACACCTGTTTTATGTGCATGATCTTGATTTAAAACTGTAAACATATCATTTCCAGTTGCAATACCTTCAGTTCCATATCCGCCTGCATTTCCAGCATCAAACATATACCAATTACCAGCTGCATCTTCTCTTTTTATTATTATAAATCTTGCACCACCACTAAATCCACAGTTAACATTTACAGTTGTAGTACCAGTACCCAAATAATAACCAACCTTACTAACACCAGCTAAAGTTGCAAACATTATTCTTTGTACATAAAAGTTTGTTTGATTAGTAGGTTTTGGTATATTACCAGATGTTCCATCAACTCCTGTATATACAAGGTCTGAATTAGATGCAGTAACAGTTCCTATAGTATGAGATCCATGTGCAACAGTACCATAATTATCAGTAGTAATAGTATTATTTGAACTTTGTGATGAGTCAGCATAATAACCACCATAGTTATAAGTACTATTACCATTAATATTCATAGATTTATCCCACGCACCCCAACCAGCATTAATCATCATTCTATCATTTAATCCATTAGTCATATCTTTATGTCTAACATCAAACCCTAACCATCTTTTATCTGGATGACCACCGCCTACAGCGTTTTGAACATACTGACTATCAATAGTAGGTCTAAAAACTTTTGAAATGATCATTTCTGGAACAACTCCAAGATTATGCTTTGTTGTTAAAACATCACTAGAACTATTCAAAGTTCCAGATTGACCAGTAATTTTATCTACAGTTACATCCATAAATCCAGGCGCTCTTTGAAACATCATTGCATAGTTTTGTGCTTCAGATTGATTTGTACCACTTTGTTGAAAACTACCACTTGGATTTGGATTGGTTGTCCATTTTGCATAAAAACTTTGCAAAGATCCACTCCCAGCAGTTCCAATTTCTCCAAAACCATTACCATCAAATGGATTATATAAATCTCCTTGATTTGAACCATTATTTAAATATTGAGGATTAGAATCTAATCTACCAAGTTCATGTCCTATTTTACCTGTAAGTCTTGTGTATATATGATGATGACTAGCATTATTAGCTGGGTGATTAACATTAGAAAGTATTACAACATCTGGTTTAAATGTAATAGGAACTAAATGATTATTTTCGTGTGGTTTAAAAGCAGTTGTTCCCATCCACTTTCCATTATCTTGAACACCACTATTATAACTATCACGTTGTTTATCACTTTGAACAAAATCTTTATATTCTCCTTTAGAACTGTAAATTGAAGCTGTGTTATGTGGATCAGCAGAACCTCTTGCAGTAGCAAAAACTTCATTTCCAGCTGTCGGTACTTTTCTAGGTCTGCGAACTGCAAAATATAAATATCTTTCTCCAGATTTATTCCAGTTTCTTGACCATTCTTGTGTTTCACCACTCCAACTTCTATAGTCACTATTAAGGCCTGTTCCTCTTACTTCAAATCCTCTTGCGTGAGGAAATCCTACCATTCCATGAGTATGTGTAAATTCTCTGTCAAAGTAATGGCCTATGTTACCATTAGTATTTCTTCGACTTAAAGATAAAACATTTCCTTCATTTCTATCCCAACCTCTTGTTGTATCTAACATAATCCATTCACCACTAGTAGTCATTGCCTTAATCATTACAAATTGAGGCTCCCAACCTAAATCTACATTTACTCCAGATGTTTCTGTTCCATAGTGTTGTGTCGCATTATTATCATCAATATTTGATTGTGACCCAATGGTTGGATAATTAGTGAGTCCAGCTCCATTTCCAATATATGATCCAGTTGCAATATTTCCTGTATTTGGTTGGTCTGCAAAAAGATATACTTCATATATAACACCATTTACATTCATACCAGAAGCAGAAGCTGCAGATTGTGAATTATTAGTCCAATCGCCATTTATAACAATATAATCTTCGGTAGGAGTGCCAAGACTACTACTTGTTCCACCAAATATTTCGTTACCATATAGTTGATTACCACTGCCTGGATTTTGAAAGTTTGGTGTTTGAAATGAAGACTCATGATCCACAGTTGCAAAATGGTTGGGCATATCTTTATGCCACATGAATGTTGGAGCTGTCACATTATTAGTGTGATGTCTTATCCATATCATCGCTGGCGTAACGCCTAAATTATGAGAGATTTGTCGATTAAAATTATTAGAACCATTTCCAGTATATTTAAACGCATCAAAAAACTTATGCGACTTTTTTATCGTAACTGCAACGAATCTACCATCTTTAGTTGTTTGTATTTGATCACCAAGACCCATACCAGTTTTATCAATATATTGAATCCCATCACTCTCACCACCACTACTACCATATAGTGAAGCACTGCCAGAAGATACAGTAGTAAAACTTCTATAATTACCTAAAGCACAGTATTGTTTCCTAGAACTATCTCTTCTAGTATCTAAGGTACTAAATATTCTGGTGTCATTCCACTTGTACGCATTATTAGTTAATTGGTTTGCTCCTGATGGTAAACCAGTTCCTAAATGATTATGCCTTCTACGATTTGATATGAAAATTAATCCAGCATTATCATTTGCATTATCATATGTATTTTTTGGATCTAAAACAAGTATCTGTGCTAATTGTTCACCACTACCACCACCAATAGGATTTGCTGATGTTACAGCATATGTTGTGCCACCATCAGTTCCTAAACCAACTCCAGTTGAATTACGATCAACAAAAGATAACATATTTACAGTATTTCCATGATAAGTAACCTTACCATTTTCCATATTTTCTGCACCTTGTATATATCTTGTTGAGTTAGTCATTCCCATTTTTTTATCTAAAATAGTACTGCTTCTACCCCAAGAACTAGTGTTCGTTGAAGTACCAGTTGGAACGAGAAACAAAAATTGTGGCGTACCATCAGATGTACTACCGCTTGATGGCATTGAATTTACAAATACTTTTTGTATACTTGAACTACTATCATCATTTCCCCAAAGATAAGCAACATAATTTTTTCCATTTCCATTTGTTAACAATTCTTGAGCATTTCCATTACTGCCTGATTGATTACTTGCATCTCCTACAGTAAAATGAGTAGTTGTAGGAGCAATCAGTGTAGATCCATTTCCAAGATTAACATATGCATCTGCTGTGCCACCACCAGTACATACAGGATATCTACCAAATTTTGCATTAACATTCATACTTGCAGGCCAAGTACTCATTGTAGTAGTTTGATTTCCTACATTCCAATGAATAGCATCTTTATTATCAGATAAATTTTTTATGAACATGAAAAGTGGTTGTGATCCTAGTCCATGAGCAATTTGTCTATTTAAATTTCCATCGCCTGTGTATGTGACAATATCAAAAAAGTGCTGTTTGACTCTCCATGTCCATGCCATATATTCAACACCTCTGGTATTAAAACAACCAGCTGATGTACTACCAGTACCATATCCTTCGGAAATACCAATTCTAAAACCATTAGTTGTATATTGAAACCAGTTGGAATCATTATTTGGTTGTACTTCGGGGTGTGCATTATTTAACTGCCAAAATTTAGAATTGCCCCTTACAGAATCAAACATTCCGCCTCTCATCTCATTACCACCAGTTGTTCCTAAAAACCCCCTAATCCAAGTCATAGAATTATTATTTGCTAAATCTATACCCAGATCAAACTCTCTAGGATAACCAGAACCAGTGTATCTTGTTGATGCCCAATATTGATCAGTGTCTAAACTAGAAGAACCTCGTAGATCAACTCCAGTTTCTAATCTTTTATGTTGTCCAACTGCAAATGTATTTATTAAATGACCACCAGTAGTATAATTATAATTACCTTCTGCGGCATCATTAGTGTAACTGGTTACATTAAAAATATTATCAACATTATTTTCTGCTTGATCTTGATTAGCACTAGCAGAAGAAAGTAATTTTTTAACTCCACTCACGTTTTTAAATCCTGTCCTAATGTAAATGCATAAATTGTTGCTCCACCATCATGAGTATAAAATCCAAAAATATCATGAGCTCCATTTAAAGAAGTTACTGATGGTGCATTTACTGTACCCCCTGCCCATTTGAACACATGACTTCCAGAGTTTGGCCAGTTAATGGAATATGGTGTTCCAGTTGCTGGTTGATGTAATTTTAAGGTAAAATAAAATGAAGTTCCATCTCCAGTATTTGGAGTATTATCTGGTGCAGGCACATTAGATAAACTAACTCCAGTAACATTACTAGCTAATGTATAATAAAAATTATTACCTTTATCGAAATCTAAATTTAAAGTTGAGCCTGATAAGGTTGCAGTTTGATAGTTTTCTACAATACCACCACTTCCTTTTAAATCATTTGCAAAATCAAACGCAGTTGATAATGCAAGTTTTGCTGGTGTTACATTTCCATCTTGTATTTCAGCAGTTGTAATTGCATTTGCAGCTACATCTTCTGCAACAATAACATTTGCACCGATTGCTCTTGAGTTAATTTTTCTAATAGGCATTTTCTTTTATCCTGTTTTTATCTATTTATTCAATAGTTTTAACTTGGGTATGTTGGCCAATCTTCATCTTTTAAATTAGGCCAATTTTTATGTTTTGGAATATCTCTTAAAGTTTGACGATATGTTTTCATATCATCTGACATAGTTAAATCAGAAGCAGAAGTCCAATCAGTTTCTGATAATCTTTTATTTCTTTTATTTCTTAAAGCTTTTGCTGTTTCTTCATCTAATGTTTTTAGATATTCAGTTTCGTCTGCTTTTTTAGAAAATTTATTTACTTCTGTCCATGAATAAGAATATGTTCCATCTTTATTTTTAGAAAGACTTCCTTGTTTTGCAACTTTTAAATTACTGGAAGGAGTAGGTTCTGTCGGATTTGTAATCAAACTCCAACCAAGATTATTTGCAATTTCAATGTTTTCAGAACTAGGCATAATTCTTCCTTCATGTATTGATCTTATTTCATTCCAGTTTTTAATTTCTTTTGTTTTTTCGTTGTAAAACATTACTTTCTCCTATGCCCAAGCTGCAAATATATAATGGTCACTTGTTCTATTTATTTTGTCATCTGAACTTTTTATTTGAAACCCAGTAGTAGTTTGATCTATTATATCTGCATTATTATAATTAGTTGAACCTACAGAGTCATTCCATTTGGTTTTGTTTATACCACTAGATGAACTATCAGTTCCAGTTGAACCAACATAAACTCCAGCTGCAGCTGCAGTTGGGTTTATTCCTGTGGCAGCACTATAAGAAGTTTCTGCAAAATCGTCATTACCACCAGTAGTAGAATTTACACTAATCCAAAGCCAAGGTGATGTTCTAGAACAGTTTTTAATCATTACCATTCTTGCACCATTAGTAAAACCACAATCAATATTTTTTGTAGATTGTCCATCTCCTGTATAAACACCTATTTTACTAAGTCCAGGCACAGTTGCCCAACTCCACGCAATATATCCACCACCACTTTCATTTGGACTAAACCCATTATCATTATTATATGGGCCATCATGAAGAACATTTCCAATGTAAAAATACGATATACCTGATGAATTTGGATTGGTAGGAGCTCCCCAATTTGCCCATTCACTTGTTCCCCAAAAATTATCTTCTCTTAATCTTGGAGCGTTATTTCCAAGATTAAGTAAATAATCATTTGTTCCATAGGATTGACCATATGCAATATCTTTATGAAACATAAGTGTGTGTGAAAAGTGATTAGTACCACTTGCATGATTTTTTATTTGTTTTACAATTACCATTTCTGGTTTTACACCTAAACTTGTTGCAATACTACGATTACTTACACCATTACCACGATAATGTTCAAAAGAGTGATAACCAAACTTTTTTGTCCACATACCAAGTGAAAATTGATTTCTAGCTGTTTGACCAGCAGTATTATCAAAATGCCAATTTGTAGGCCAATAACCTGGCCTTCCAACCCATTCGTCCGAATGATTAGTATTCCAATGATAACCTGTAAATGGATAATCATATAAGCTTGTTGCATTATATTGATTATTATAATTTATGACAGCTCCATTCCATGACATAAATTGAGAACTGAAAAGTAAATCTCTGTAACCACCAGTATTAGGAAAATTACTATAATTAAGTTGTTGTGTTGGTTTAATATGTAATGCAGTATCTACTCTGTTAGTTGTACTAAATCCAGAAGTTGAATTTGCTCCTGTTGAAAAAACGGCAGATTTATTTTCTGGTAGTTTTGTACCCTCATCATCACGAACCATTAAATGCATTATAGTTTGACCACTACCACCTACAGTTTTTTGCATAGTTCCGCTATGAAACAATTGTAATTGAGTTGCAGCTGTCATTTCTAAAAATTTAACATCACCAAATTCATCTTTTCTACCAGTTCTTGAATGAAAAATTTTTACACGATCATCAACTGATGCTCCATTATGAGCACCATGATTAGATACAGTATGCATTCCATTAAATTTATCAGTTTGACAAAAATAACCATCATCATTATAATTTTTCCAAGCAATATATTGAGATCTCCATGGCGTGTTTATTGCATCTCCATTTGTAGGATTGCTACCACTACCACTTGCAGTATGATATCCACATTGAATTTTAGAAATATGATCACCACCTATACCAGTATCGTGACCCCAAAGATAAGCAATATATTCTATACCATTATCATTTAGAGTAGTTTCATTAGCAGATGGTACTGCTCCACCAACACTAAAGTTTGAAGCAGTTGGTGCAGTTTGAGCCCAAGCACCTGTACTTGACCAAGACGTATTTTTTAAATGATGGCCATAAAGATGAGGATTAACTCCACCAGCAGATCCTCTATGATAACACATAAATTCAGAATTAGTTGAAATAGCTTTGCACCATATCATACCAGGCGCAGATCCTAGTCCATGAGCAATTTGTCTACTTGATGCTCCATTGCCAGTATATTTTACAACATCAAAAAAATGTTTTGCCCTTCTCCAAGAATATGCTGTATAAATGTGTTGCATATTGGCAGTGCTGTTGCCTTGATAGACTTCATTTATATTTCCAGAATTACCAAGAGTAAATCCATAATGACCACTTTGTGTTACAAATCCTGTTAAAGAATTTGTTACTTGTGTAGATATATTTTCTGTGCCTGTATATGCATTACTTGTATATCCAGAACCAGCAGAAGTTCCTAGAATATCACCCTTTCCATTAGATATTTCGTATGTTGCACCTCTTTCAGTATCATAGTAATACCACATACCATCTTCTATAGCATTTGTGATTTGAACCATTCCGCCATGTGTTCCAATATCTACACCAGTACTGACAAAGTTAATTCCACCACGATAGTTGGTGATATTAAAAACATCACTTACTTCTCCATCTTGCAAAACACCAGAATGTGCTTGTTGCATTCTTCTTGCGATTGTACTCATGTATTAGTCCTATCATAACTATGCAACAGCATTGACAGCCAAAGCACCATAGAAAATTGTATTACTTACTTCATCTTTATAAAAAGTATAAATGTCTGTTTCACCATTTGCCATAATTGTAGGATTATCACCATCTGCAAACTTTACAGTAAATGCACTATTATTTGTAAAATCTATGTTAAAGGCTCCATTGGAATTGTTTCTTGTAATTCTCATAGTAAATCCCATTGCTTTTCCAGAGGGTATATTTTGAAAATTAAATCTAGTTTCATTCTGTGTTGCCGTAACATGAAATACATTTCCAGCTGATAAGTCAACATTTATGGTATCTGGACTACTACCACCAGCAGTAAGTGCAACTGACTTTTCTACTATTGAATCATCATGTACAATATCTAATGATACGGCTGGTTCTGTTCCTATAAATGGCATTTTATCTTCCTAACTAGGTTTAGTTGGCCAATCAGAAGATTCTAAATTAGGCCAGTTTTTATGTGTTGGTAAATCTCTTAGAGCTTTTCTATACGTTTTCATTTTTGCAGACATGGTAACATCTGAATTTGCTGTCCAATCAGTTTCTTGTAAGAGTTTATTTCTTTCTGCTCTCATTTCTGATTTTTGCATTTCTAGTATTTCAGCATCTATTTTTGATTGTGAAGGACGATATTGACTTGAATGCCTTGGATCATTTTCATAAACTTCCATAATTTCGCCGTCTACAATAATTTTTTCTGTAGCCATTATGTCGCTCCTATTCTTAATACTCTATAAGTTCCAGAAAATGTATTACTTGTTAAATTATTATCTATAATTTTAAATGATGTTATGTCATTATAAGAACCTGTGGAACTATGAACGGCGCCTTGTGTTTCAGTATATCTTGAATATGAGGATGTACTATTACCATCCCAAAAACCCCATGCTCTAGACCAATATCGTACTCTTTTCCAAATATGAGTGCCTGTGCCTACTTTTGGTTGTGTAATATAAACATCAAATGTCGTACTAGTTTGGTTACTAGTATTACCAACTTGACTTACTGGCATAGAGTGAGCAAGAGCACCACGATCCACATTATTATAATTATTAATTACCCAAGTAGTAGAATTACCATCAATTTGCCTTCTATAGTGAACAACTGGATTTTCTACTGTGCCAGCTCCAGCACCATAATAAAATTGAATTGCTGGAGTTATAGTAAGATTCGTTGAACCTTCTGTTCTTAAATTAAATAATAAAAGTCTATACAAATAATTTTGATCAAATGATTGAGTAATAGAAGTTACACTAGAAAAATTACCACCAGCTACCTCTTCCCATGCTCCACTTCCAGGCAAACTACTAAGTTGTGACCAAATTAATCCACCAGGCTGACCAGAGTCAGCTGACAAAACATAGTTATTTGTTGGAGCATTACCAGCGTGTAATTTTGCTTCACTTACTGCTTCGCTTGCAAGTTTTCCTTGTGTAACAGCTAAATTATTAATTTTATTTGTAGTAACTGCATCATTATTTAATTTTGCATCTGTAACTGCACTAGCATTTATCTTTGCAGTATGCACAGAGTTATCTACAAGTTCAGTGGTATTGATTGCATTGGGTGCCAATTTTGCATTAGTAACGGCATCATCTACAAGGTTATCTGTACTTACTGCATTATTTTTTATTACATTTACTGGTTGTTTTCCTAAATAAGGCATCTTAATTTCCTATGAAAGAGTGGGCCAATCTGATTCTTTTAAATCAGGCCAATTTGAGTGTGTCGGTAAATCTCTTAAAGCTTGTCGATATGTTTTTACTTTTGCACTCATTGTTATGTCTGATAGTCCATAATGATCTGTTTGTCTTAATAACAAATCTCTTTTTGCTCTATTTGGAACTTCAAACTTATCAGTAAGACTTTTTATATATGCATCATCTTGAGATTTTTTTGTTACTGTTTTTCCGTCTGCATCTTTATATGATTTATGCCTATTAACAATTAACCACTTTTTTACCCATTGGTTTTGGTCATTTTTTTCTATTCCTTCAAAAGAAAGAACTTTTAAATTATCAAAAGAAGGCTGTGGCACCTCTCCATTATATAAAACTTCCCAACCAAAATGCTTTGCAATATCATCTGATGGAGTTTTTGGAAAACTTGTAGTTGGATTCTGATTTACAATATCAGACCAATTTGCAGTTATCTTTGTTTTTTCATTATAGTATTCTACCATCAATTTCTCCTAATCTATTCTATTTATACTGCATCCCATTCCATTTTGGATTGAGGCATATTTCCACAGACAGTTCTATAAAATTTTACATGACCAGAATTTGAATTACTTGCTTGTGAAGTGTAAAGACCACCACTCCAAGTAGCACTTGAATAATTTGAATTGAAAACAACTTGTAAAATTCTAAACTGAAGAGTTGATGCACTAGCATTTTCATAGTCCAGTATGGCCCATATCTTTCCAGTAGAAGTTACAACCATTTGTTTTATCTGTTTGTTATTTGGATTTACACTTGAAGGAGCTTCAAAAGGCTGACCACTTCCAGAAGATGTATTAAGAATAGTTTTTGTTCCTAAGTTAATTCCAAGAAATCCTGCTTTAGCATAACCACTATCTTGTTTTGGTAAACAAAGTATTCCGCCTGGAGCAACACAGGCAGCCCAATCTGAATTTTTACAACCTTCTGCTGTTCCTATTTTTGTATTACTTCCACCTATAACATTATTATAACTGTTTTGTCCAGACTCACATTGACTTACATAATGAGTTACAGTATTTGTATTATCATTTGCAGTAGTGTGTTCTGGTTCAGGCATATAAACATATGTTCCTTCATTATATGTTGTTACACCATGAAATGCACCTTTATAATACCAAACACATCTAATACCCTCTTCATTGTTATCTGAACTTACTGTTACTGTTTGACTAGTTTTTAATTTTACTTGAGCATGATATAAACGATCAGCTTTGGCTGAAGGGGGAATACTAGTATGGTGATTTGTATTAGAATCCCCATAGCCTGGACTATCATACTGAGCAACATTATAACCGAAAGAACTTCCAAGACCTGTTCCCCAAGAGGGTAACGCACCTATTCTATTTTGACCATGAGGATAACCACCATGATTTTGCCTATATCCACCATTACTATTGTCATATGGGTGTGTATTACCATCAATAGTCATACCAGAAAAATATACTTGAGAACCTCTATTTGGTAATGTAGGATCAGCTATATCTTGATTAACTGAAGTACTTTTTCCATTTAAAGTAACATTTCTTACTTCACCAGCTAAAATTCCATGTTTTTCCTGTCCATTAGGTCTACTACTATTAAAACTACTACACCAAGGAATTAAATATACATTATTAGCTTCATTAACTGCTGATTCCCAATTGCCTGAACCACCATATATTGCCCCATAATTTTCATCTTGAGCACATCTAGGAGTACTGTTAGCACCAGTAGAGCTAGGTAGACTATAATCAGTTCCAGGCCAAGCACTGCCACTATGCATATTTCCTACTCTCAAGGAGCTCATGCTATTAGCTGGTACTGCTACTACTCTTGAAAAAATCGCATTTGGAGTGGCAGTATTAGTAACTTGTTGAAAATTATAAGAATCTCCACTATTAAAATCTCTTCTTCCTACACAAATAACATTATCTCTTTTATTATCATAAACTAAATTTACCTCACTCCAAAATCCAGTATCACCAGCATTATTAACGGCGGTATAACCAGCATAATTATTACCGCCCCAGCCACCACTGTCAACATTAGTATGACCACTAAAAAGACCATACCAATACATTTCTCTATGTTGTGGATAAGTGTAGTTTGGATTAGCACCAGCACTATCTGCTAATTTCATATCATTAATTTTATGTGGGTGGGGCCCTGTTACTCCAGCAACTAATTCAGTTCCATCTGTTCCAGTATGAAATCTAATTAAAGTATGACAAGACGCTAAAGTATGGTAACTTCCATTGTAAACTGTGGCCTTTAATGCTAAATATACTCTACTGTCATCACCATAAATCATGTCAAAAGTAGTATCTCCCACACGATCATATCCTACATCATGGGAAATTGGTGAAGAGTTTGTCACAATACTTGTATTTGCTCCCTCACTAAAAGTTATAGATGGAAAGAACTTTCTTTTATCTACGCTACCGCCGCCCGATACACCAGTTTGAGCAGTAAGGTTAGCATTCGGATTTATTAAAGAATGACCAGTATTAAGTGCATGAGCTCCTTGATTTGCAAAATCGTTTGATGTTATATTACTTCTAGTATTTGGATTAATTGCATATATAGTCGTATTTTCTCTAAGATAAATGGTATCTGCTGGAACATCTTGCATATAAGAATGTCCTTGATCTAACCATCTAGTTTTTCCTAGAGCTCTAGAGTCATTAAAAGTTTTATCATTTAAACTAATATTGCCTGTAATACCACCAGTTTGATAGTATATTCCAGTTCCACTATTTAATGATCCAGGCACAATTATACTATCACCCCAAGAAATAGATCTTCTATCAAAATTATTTGCATCTGGTTGACCAATATAAAGTTCATGCATTCTAAACCCACCATGAGGCGATATTTGAGTAGTAGATTCATTCTCTGTAATACCAAATATTCTTCCACTTTTTGTTTGAACAAAGGTTTCAAGATGTTTATTATTCGGATTATTTGCTAGTGGTAAAAGTTCACAAACTGCATCTGCTGAAAGAGCTGCTTGTGCTTGTGATCCAAGATTGTTATAATAATCCGCTGCTCCTGTATGCTTTGACACATAATGATTTGGGTTTCTTCTATCTATATCTAATATCTGTACTCCAGCACCACTATGAGTGCTTGTAAAATCTGGAAATGCAGTATTGTTACGATCATAGGTATTACTAAAATTTGGGGAGCCCAAATATCTAGTTATTAAAATACCAGAGTGTTCGCCTGAAAGCATTGTTCTGTTTATAGAACCACCACCGCCAGCATATCCTTTACCATACTGAACTGGTTTATGACCATCTTCTGGTAATATATGAAAATAACCATCACCAGCGACAATAATAAACTGCCCAGGCGTATTATTACTTGTATTACCAGGCCTGTAATACATATCTCTAATACCACCTATAGTACCAGAAGTATATGTAGCTTTCCAACTGGTCACATTGCTTGTAACACCATGTGGGTAATTTTGACCTCTCATTTCAGTAAATGGATCTGGTGATGGTAAAGTTGCATTTGTTGTTGTTGTATATGAATAAGTTGGTTTGTAAGGCGTAGATTTTTTAAAGACGAGTTTACTTTCACTTTCGTTTGCACCATAATTGCCAAATGCAATTTTATCTGTTCCATTTGTTTCTACTCTTGCTGAGTTGGAGCCAATTGACATTCCACCAATATTTTGAATGTATGTTTTCACAGCTGTGCTATTTCCAGTTTCGGTAGTTATCGCTCCATATATACGACCATTGGGATTTGAAGAACTATGATAATATCCACTGGCTGATGCATCAATTGCTGTAGAAGGCCATGGATCAATTTTTATTGTTTGGGATGCCATCACATCATGGGTGGTAACAGTTGGAATACTTCCACCAGCAACAACTATAGAACCAGATGGTGGATGAAAACAAAAATCATTAGCTATGGCTGATGAATTTCCATTAGGCAAACCACTTTGAGTAAGCATATTATAAAAAAATCCAGGCTCTGGTGCTAAAGTTCTAGAATTAAATCTCATTAATATATCAGTTTTGTTTGTGCCTGTATTAGAATGAGTACTAGTTAAATCTGTCTGACCTACAAGATAAACAAAACCATCATCCCCTAAGGCTACTGATGTTACGCCTTGTGGATAACCAATAGTATATCCTAAACCATTTGTTTCAGCTGCATCAAAATAAACCCCAGTACTTGCAAAATTTGTGCCGTGTTTTATTTCGCCACTATTCATATCTACAGAACTTAATCTTGCATAGTTATTAGCAGAATGAGTAAAGAAATATGTTAGATCACCAACATTCTGTCCAGCGGCAGCATTTATTAATTTCATCATCATACTCATAGAGCTACTCCTATGGTGATGCTGGTGCTTTAATGTCTTGACCTACAGTAAATCCGTATATGTTGGAAGAACCACCTGTTTTCATAAAGACAAATTGATCTATAGCTCCATTCGTAGATGAAAGAGTTGGTTTTTGTCCACCAGGCCAATGAACATTAGTTGGATAAACTACTGATTTTGCAGCACCAGAAGCAATTTGTTGTATTGTAAGTGTCCATATCATTGTTTCGGTTGCAGAAGAAGGAACATTAGAAAATAAAATATCAGAATTTTGTGTTAATGTAACTTTGAAACTATTAGAGGTTGATAGATCTAAACTAAAATCATTTGTACCACCAGTATAAGAAACTGGAGCATGAACATCAACATATGATTTTGCCTTTACTTGTGATTGAAAATTATAATCAGTTGTCAAATCTAAAGATAAAGTTGGAGTTGCATTTTCTGGGCCTGCACCACCACTTTTAGTTATTGGACTATTAACAGCTAAACTTCCTACATACTGTCCAGTAGTATGAGTTCCCATAGTAATAGAATCGTTTGTAGGTGAATATGATATAGTTGCAGTAGATGCTTCTGATTGTGTATGAGATATACTAATACCAGAACCAGCAGCAACATTTACCATATAGTTACCAGTAGTATGAGTTCCTAATGTTATTGAATCATCTACAATTTGATCTGTACCTACAGAGTTATTTGCAAGTTTATCAATAGTTACACAATCATTTGCAAGGTCAGCAGTTAAGATTGTACCATCTAATATTTTATCTGTGGTTACAGCATTATTTGCAAGTTCATTTACTGTAACTGCATTGTTAGCAATATCCTCTGCGAGTACAATATCCTGTGCAATCTTTGAAGATATAATTGCATTATCAGCAATACCACTTGTGTTAATTCTTGAAATTGGCATTTATTATGTCCTCTCCATTACTCCTAGAAATGCATCTATGGCAGTTCCAGTTCCAGCTCTTACCTTTAATATATCTCCTGCCTCCAACACATATTTTTGTCCACCTAAAACTTCTAATGTAGTATTTGCTGGAATACTTACATCTTCTAAAAGTTGTATTGTACCAGATGCACCACTATCAGAAACATCATCTATTTGAACTTTTACTGTAACAGCAGATGTTGTTTTGTTTGCAAGAGCAAGACCAAGAATAATCGCAGTATTACCAGAACTACTTGGTGCAGTATATAAACTATCATAATTACTACCTGTAGTAGTTACATCTTTTTTTATTGCATTTTTAAATGTGTTTGCCATTTTATTTTCCTATTTTATCCTAATGCTAGTGCTAAAGCTGTAGCTTCATCATCTGGATCAAATGCAAGGTCTGTTTTTGCAACAGTTCCATCTTGAATTTTTACTGATGTAATTGATCCGTCTGCAACTGTATTTATTACATTTGTCATAGCAACATCAAGTTGTAATACTTGAATATTATTTGTTCCAGTTGGTGGAGCACTTGTAAATGTAATAGTAGAACCACTTATTGCGTATGCATATGAAGCTCCATATCTTTGATAAACATTATCTACGAAAACAATAAACCTACTTGCAGATGGAGCTCCTATTGGAGTTTTAGTTAAAGTAAATGCAGTTGCTGTTCCATCACCATTAAATTCGTCTATGTGTGGTGTTATTTCTCTTTGCGTTAATAATTGTTTACCCATGTAAACGATAAAAATTCTATGACTATTTCCAGGCGCTGAAGTAAAAGAAATACTTGATACTCCACTAGCCGAACCTACTGTATAACCTACATCTGGTTCTAGTATAACTCCATTTACACTTACTAAAAGAGAGGCTGCAGAATTTACGACATGATCTAAATTGTATATACTATTAGTTCCATCACCAGTAAAAAACTGTTTTTCAAATGCACCATAGGAAGGTTGTGATCCGATATATGACATTAAATTCTACCTCACTATATTTGATATCTTACTAATATTACTGCACTATTAGCTGGTGCAGAAGTAAAAGTTAATACATTACCACTAATTGCATAATCTGTGGTTGGTTTCATTGCATTTCCATTTACAAAAACAAATGCACTATTTGTTGGAACTCCAGAATTTGCTAATGTAAAAGTTGTATCAGTTCCATCTCCAGTAAAAGTATCTAATTGAAAATCTGGTGCTCTGCGAATGATTGAACGAATTGCAAGATGTTTAATTTCTATTTCTGCACTATTATCTGGAGCTCCAGTAAATGTTAATGTATTTCCAGAAAGAGTAAAGTTTGTTGTTACTTTTTGCAAAATACCATCTACAAAAACTAAAATTGAATTTGCATTAGGTGGTGTTTCTGAAAGAGTATATGCAGTAGTTGAACCATTGCCTGTAAATGTATCTGTAGTAAAAGATGTTAAGTTTGTTGCAAGTTCATTCGCACCTACAGATCCAGTTGGTGGTTTCATTGAAAATCCACCTATTCCTCTATGAATTACATAAATTGCAGCTGCAGAGGCAACAGTTCCTTGAAAATTTAATATTTTAGGTTCATTAGATGCATTTGTTCTGATAACATATGCAACGTCTGGTTGTTGTATAACATGATCTAAAACAACCATAAGATTTTCTGCATTAGCGCCAGGAACTTCAGTAGTTAATTCATAAGAGTTTGCATGACCATTTACTGTAGAAAGATTCGATCCACTAAAATCTTCTTTTAAAAAGTTTGGCGAAACTCTATTTACAAATGGAACTCCAATGTAAGAACTATCCGACATTATGTAACACCCTCTAGTATTGATGCAACAACATCTATCGTATTAGCTGTTGCATACACTTTTATTTTATCTGCCTGATCTAAAACAATTTTTTGTCCAGAAACAACCTTTAATGTTGATCCCACTGGTATTGGTGCATTCTTTACAATATGATATGATGGAGTACCAGATCCATTACTGTCCTCAATAAGAACTGTAGCACTAACTGCACTAGCACCTGTGTTTGCAATATCAAGTTCTATTAAAATAGATTTAACATCACTGCTTCCATCATTAGAATTATACACAAGTGTAGGAGATGAACTATTAGTGCTTACATTTGTTGCAAAAGCGTTTTTAAAATTATTTGCCATAGTTTTTCGTTCCTTTTATCCTATTTATATTCACTAACCAAGTGCAATAGACATTGCAATTGCAAACCCTTGATCTGCAACACCAGTACCGCTTATATTTCCATTTACTGTTAAGTTACCACTTACTGTTACATCATTAGGAAGTCCTATCGTTAGAGTATCAGTTGCAGAAACAGTTGCTTCTATTTCATTTGCAGTTCCATTTACTGTAAGAGTAGTACCAGATTGAAGTGCTTGTGTGTTTGATCCATCTGAAAGAGTAATTCCAGAATTTAATTGTGTTAATGCCTCAATAATATCTGTAGGACTATTACCACCTACATTTGGAAGATTAGCAATATCACCTACATCAGTTGCAAGTTGATTAAATTCTACTCTCCATTCTTCAAAGGTAAATGAGGCTGGTGCGTTACGATCTGCCATTATTCTTTATCCACTAATTTTAATATGAGAGATTTGATTTCATGCATTTCACTTTTTAATGTATTAATTTCTCTTACTGCATCTCTCAATTGATCTTTTTCCATTTTCTTATTCTTCATAGTTTTCATATAAGTATGATATGATGAACGACTTGTATTAATGATTGCACCACTAGATGTTTCTCTTACAAGTTCTCCATATCCTTCTACTTTAATTTTATCCATTT